TGTCCCTCTTTACACTCCGCATTTTGAGCGGGTTGTTGTTGTTTAGAGTCGACGAGGTGATTCAAAGTACCTGATTTTGGATCGTACGTTATTATAAAAACGAAAGCTGCTAAAAAAATGAGTTTCCAAAACATTTATAATAAGTGGCTAAATTAAATTTAATTGTTTAGTTGGAATACATCAAACCACCCATACCGTTTTCGATGCGGAGGATGTTATAGTTGACGGCATATACATTTTCGGTAGAATTTGACGTGTCATTTACGAGTCTCGCGGAATCCAGTCTACTGAAGTTGAGCGACCCGGTTGGTTGGAGTTTAGACGTATCGAGACAGAATGGGTACAAGAAGAACGAGTCATTAATACCATTAGGAGCGTCTTCGGTTTTAGACGATTGAGTATGATAATACGAAGTTACCGCGGTGTAATGTGGTTCTGTATATTTGAAATCGGTAACATCCGTACCATTGATTTGGAGTTTTATTTTATTGGTTGGTGTACATATACCAAGCGCTTGAGCTCCTTCCGACACAACCAAACACTTAACTGGATGGTTAAAATTCAATTCTTGAATTTTGGAACCCGACGCGATCACCTTTTGTGTTTGGGTAATAAGCATTTTTTGTGGTGTGGAAGACAAAACCGTTCTCTCATCCGTGTCGAGATGAATGAACTGAGAGTATACTTCAAATTTAGCATCAGACGCACCACTATCAGGATTGAAATTAGACCCCCACGTGATTCTCAATTCGACGTCGTGGTATTGAAGTGCAATTAATGGTAAAGCCGATTGTGCGTTTTCGCAAAACGAAAACCTGAGTGGGTAAAACTTATTTTTAGCGGTTACATCTCCAAACCCAGATGTAGATTTAGATAAGTTTTGTGCGAATAAATTTGGTGCAATGTACTGAGAAAAGTTAGACGTTTGTTCGTCGATGACTTGACCACCAATTAACAATTCTACCTTGGAAATGGCAGTTACCCAATTTCCGGCATTAAAACCTCGAGCTTGAGTACCCGTGTTTGCTGCAATATAGACGTATCCGAGCATATCGCCTTTTCTTTCGAAACGAACGGTGGACATACCACCTACAGTTGGGTTCCCCTGGATAACTTGTCTTTCAACAGTTTGGGCGAAATTCGTGTGACGTTTATAGTTAGATCTAAAGAAGGAAACTTCGGGTTGACCGACAAGGTGTGCGTCTTGTGCACCTATAGCAACGAGTTGAGCAATACCTCCAGACATGTTTTATATTATAGTAAGGTTTTATTTTTTTAAACATTTTCCGTGAACGTTTCGTACCCTTTTTTGAGTTCGGTGTATAGTTCAGATAGTATGTTAATGTTTGAATCTACACTGACGTTAGAAACTGTAACAATCTGATAATCAATCGGCATTTTACCTTGCGTTTTTATATCTTTGCTAATGTGGTGATCGAAACAAGCAGATATGGTATACGTGTTTGAATCTGGTGAAAGTTCAATATTAATGTGTTCTCTGCTGGTTAGTTTACGTAATCCTACGTAAAAATTGGGTACTTCGATACCTGTAGACTTAATTGTTTTAGATTCGTTAACATTTATTCCCATTTTGTATATATACTTATTACAAAGATTTTAATACTTCTGGAACAATGTGCCCTTCTTCGTCCGTCCATTCCGTATCATACATGTGTTGATCTTTTCTTTCACCAATGACCATCCAACTAACATTTGCTGAAGACGATGTGTTTTGACACGATATTGTGAGAATGTTTCCAGATACAGAACCTTTTACTGCATCCCAATCAGTTTCGTTTGTTGTAAAACACTGAACGTCTCTGTTTAGAGCCTCAAATGTACCATCTGTCATTTTAGAAACGGTATCTAAGTTTATAGATGCACTCCCGTTTACCAAATCAACACTACCCCTATATATGAGATCAGCTTTTGGACCTTCTATGAAAGAATGGTATAGGTAATGCGTATTACTCATACTTGGAAGCGGGTGATCTATTTTGAAAGAACCACTCATTTTTGAAAGAGAACCCCCAATATATGCAGCACCGGAGACATAAAGTTTATAAGATGAACTTGGGTTACTATATCCTATACTGAGAGTACCAAATTCGGTAAGATACATTTTTGTACTAGAACTTAGATCGTTGTAATCATAACTCCATTTCAATTGTTTAAAGTTTCCACCATCCATACCAACAGACCAACCATAACTACCAGTTTTAAACGTTATAAAAGACTTTTGATTAGAATCAATATTGTCTATAGTTATTCTAGCAGGGTACGACGAACTTGATTGTTTCAAGTATAACCCATTTTGATAGTAACTATTAGTAGAACCGTCACATACGACATGTAAAGGAGCAGTTGGGTTCGTTTCTCCTATACCGAGTTTACCATATTCGGTAAGAACCATTTTTGTACTAGAATTTAGATCGTTGTAATTATAACTCCATTTCAATTTTCCACTATCTGAACCATCCATACCATAACTCCAACCAAAACTTGTACCAGTTTTAAACGTCATAAAAGACTTTTGAGTAGAAGAATATGTTTCTATAGTTAATCTAGCAGGGTACGACGAACTTGATTGTTTCAAGTATAACCCATTAACATTGTAAAATGAACTGCTTTTACACTCGACATGTAAAGCACTAGTCGGTGTCGATGTTCCTATACCGACATAACCACCCCCATTGTAGTATACATATGATCCAGATTCTGTCCATGGACTACTTCCACCACCACTAAACGCTGAACCGTTTTGGTAGAGCGTCCCTGTAAAGTTTATATCACCCACGACATGGAGTTTATGAGTTGGTGATGTTGTTCCTATACCCAAATTACCACTAGGATTTTCTACAAAAAGACCTGTGCTACCTGAAAGTGAAGTTCCAGGGGATATCCTGAATCCGTTAGCGCCTGATTGTGTGTAACCAATAGTCATATAATCATTAAAATCATCATTCCAAAACGTTAATGCAGTATTAGTCATACCTCGTATTGTTACATGTGCATCATATCCACTGCCCGTGGATGAACTAAACATAGCGACTGGAGATGAATAATTTGAACTACTAGATTTATAAACTTCAAATTTTCCGGACGGACTTGTTGTTCCTATACCGACATTACCCGAATTATAGTATATGTCCGAAACTGAGGTTGTCCATGGACTACTTCCACCACCACTAAACGCTGAACCGTTTTGGTAGAGCGTCCCTGTAAAGTTTATATCACCCGCGACGTCAAGATCATAAGCTGGATTTTCTGTTCCTATACCCAAATTACCAGTATTGTCCAGAGTCATTTTTGTATTCGTAGTTAAATAGTTTAAGTCGGTTGACCATTTCAATTTTCCACTATCTGAAGTATCCAAACCATAAGACCAATTTGACGTGGAATTTGTAAACGTCATAAAAGCGTCTCGATCAGTAGCATTTACGTTTATAGTTAATCTAGCAGGGTACAACGAACTTGATTGGTACACGTATAACCCATTATTGGAATTATTATTATCTGCACATTCGATTTGTAAAGGAGCACTTGGTGACGATGTTCCTATACCGACATTACCGTCACTCCTGATTCTGAACCTTTCTGAATTATCCGTGTAAACTACAAATACATTATCTGAAGGAAACCCAAACTTTGCAGTGGAATTACCCGTGTGTGTGATATAATCGGCAATATCACCGGTAAATCCACCACCACTAAACGCTGAACCGTTTTGGTAGAGCGTCCCGGTAAAGTTTATATCACCCGCGACGTCAAGATCATAAGCTGGATTTTCTGTTCCTATACCTAATTTTCCAGTTTCTATTAGAGTCATTTTTGGAGAACCAAGGTTATGTGGGGTGGGTGACCATTTCAGTTTTCTATACCCTGCGGTATCATAACTATCCATACCAAAAGACCAACCATAAATTCCTAAAGAATCGTATTGAAATGAAATATAAGCGTCTTCTGTAGATGAAGCCGATTGTACACTTATTGTTGCGGGGTAAGATGAACTTGATTGTTTCACTCTTAAACCATTATCCGTTTGATAATTATTCGTAACATTTAGGCACTCGATTTCTAAAGGAGCACTCGGTGACGATGTTCCTATACCGACATTACTCGTCAAATAGTATATGCTCGAACTTGACTGTGACCATAAACTACTACCACCAGCTGCCTGCCAAGATGGTAAACCACCGGAAACTGTGAGTACCTCACCAGCTTGACCTATACCCAAATTGGTGAGTGTGGATCCACTAGAATAGTAGAGTAAATCACCTGCGTTATACCCTGTTAAACCTGTCCCACCATCACTTACTGCTAAAGTACCGGTTATAGAAGATGCACTTAGATTGACTGCAAGTTCACCATTTTCTATGACTAAACCACCATTTAATTTCGTATCAACGGAAATCTCGTGTGCTATAGTTTCACCTGAAGTTGCACCTGTACTAGAAATACCGTCACCACCTGTAATAGTTGCAACGTAGTTACCAGTCGTATGTGTTCCCATTTGTATTAAGTTATCGAGTGTAGTTGCACCTGTCCCACCATCACTTACTGCTAAAGTACCGGTTATAGAAGATGCACTTAGATTGACTGCAAGTTCACCATTTTCTATGACTAAACCACCATTTAATTTCGTATCAACGGAAATCTCGTGTGCTATAGTTTCACCTGAAGTTGCGCCTGTACTAGAAATACCGTCACCACCTGTAATAGTTGCAACGTAGTTACCAGTCGTATGTGTTCCCATTTGTATTAAGTTATCGAGTGTATTTGCACCTGTCCCACCATAACTTACTGGTAAAGTACCGGACGATACACTACTCGCATTCAAATCTGATAAACTTGTCCCCGAACCACTAAACGTATCGGCAATTACTGTTCCGGTTGTAGTAACATTACCACATAAAACATTCCCCCAAATATTCGCGGTAATGTAGCCATCGCTTGTTGAGTTTGTTGGTACTATATCGGTACCACTTGGATCACTAAGTGTATATGCAATAGTATATTCTTGTTCATCACCTCTATAACCAGCAACAACGTTTGCAGTTGGCCTGGTCATGATAATACCCATATCAATTGTATCAATGGCGTTTGCATTACCCACTTCAATAAGTGGATCGGAAACGGTATGTATTTTGGAATGTTGAAATGTAGCACTACCCTGAACGAGTAAATTGCCAGTGACAGTTAGGTTTGAAGAAAGTGACGTAACTTGAGTTGTGTCATTATAAGATATTTTACTATCGCCAAATGTATTATCAGATTTTATGTATGGTATTTTACCTGATGTTAGTGTAGTTGCACCTGTCCCACCATCACTTACTGCTAAAGTACCTGTTATAGAAGATGCACTTAGATTGACTGCAAGTTCACCATTTTCTATGACTAAACCACCATTTGCTTTCGTATCAACGGAAATCTCGTGTGTTGTTCCTTCACCTGAAGTTGCACCTGTACTAGAAATACCGTCACCACCTGTAATAGTTGCAACGTAGTCTCCTGTTGTTCCTGTACCCAAAGTTATATCACCACTGTTACCACCACCAGTACCTATATCTGAAGTTAATATATTTGTATTATAAAGTTCTTTAGTTGTTGAATTATACCCAATAACAGTTGTAGATGCAGGATTTGTCACGCGTAAAGGTGACATATAAATACTATCGCTCGTTGGTGCATCAATAGCTGTAGACGAAGCGTTTAAAACAATTGTATTTTCCGCTTGATTTGCAGGAGCTTGTTTACCAAACAGGATTTTGGTAGACCGCTCGATTGTTGGTAATTTTTTAACCATTTATTATAAGCTTGTATTTTAATTTGCGTAAACGAGGCCAGCCATACCATTTTCGATACGAAGTATGTTATAGTTGACTGCGTATATGGGATCGTTAATGGTCATGGATTCACTTATTATTCTGGCTGAATCTATACGACTAAAATTGAGTGTTCCTGTCGGTTGGAGTGAACTCGATGTGATACAAAAACAATATAAGAAAAAGTCCGGGGACGTAACAAAATTTGTATGGTAATAATTCATAACATCTATAAAGTGTGTTTTTGCCCACTTAAAATTGGTTATATCCGAACCATTAACCTGAATTTTTACTTTATTTGTTGTTGATGTTAATGCACCCGTTCCTGATGTTTCTGAACAAGCTATATATTTCACGGGGTGATTAAATGTTAATTCTTGTATACGTTCATTCGACGCATCATTTTTTTGAACTTGTGTAATTATTAAATCGTGTTTTTTTGTAGTAACGTTTTTACGTTCCTGTTCATCAAGGTAATAATAATTAGAATAACATTCAAAGTTGTAATTACCTGCATCCTGGCCCCAATGTATACGTATCTCAACATTGTGATATTGGAGTGCAACTAAAGGTAATGCGGACTGTGCGCTTTCACAAAAAAAGAAACGTAATGGGTAAAAATAAGAATTCGCACTTACACCTGGATGTGGTCCCAATGCACTTTTTGATACGTTCGTTGCAAATGTATCAATAGCTATTTTTTCTGTAAAAATGGCGTCCTGGGTATCTATAACCTGACCACCAATAAGAAGTTCGACTTTATCTATAAGTGTATCCCAATTCTGTATATCAAGAGCTTCTGTGTTATTATCTATAGTGAGATATGTATATCCTAACATATCACCATTTCTTTCGAATGTGATGGATGACATGGATCCTGCACTGGGATTACCCTGTATAACCTGTGGTTCGACGACTTGAGAAAAATTTGTGTGTCTTTTAAATGACGATACAAAAAAACTTACTTCTGGAGAACCTGTGATGTATTCATCTTGAGCACCTATTGCAACGAGTTGAATAATACCTGATGACATTTATAATAAGAAAAGGTTAAAAAATGACCTGAAATTATTCATAGGGCAAATTTCTTTTTTTGCATACAAATCTAAAAACAAAAACTGCATCGCCACAGTCTGCCGCTGTACCGTCCTGTTTATCTAAATTAAACGTCAATCTATCGATCTTTCGAATGGGATTATAGTATTGTTGAACGATTGGATACTCGTTTCTAAAAAATACGGCTTTTTGTTGAGGATTTGAAGCCGCGTGTAATTTGTGTTCACACACGATCGTACCGAATATACCGTTTAGGTGATTATCTGCGTCATCGAGATCGTTTTTACCACGTTGACTGAAGTACGTTTTGAGTTCTTCTATGCCTACGTGTATACACCTTTGAGTATCATCGGTAGTGTTAATACTCGCCGCTAATAACTGTGCCTGAACAACGTTCTCGAGTGGGGTTGGTAAATATAGAGTAAAGTCGGTATCACTGACAGTATCCAGGTTATCGAGTACAACTGTATGGTGTTCGCATTCGAAATCAGGTAAGGTTGATTGACTAGTCACTAAAGCCATTTATATATACCGGAGATTTTACTTCATCTTATAACTCGCTTGTCCGACAACCAATTTTTGGCCGTCGCAAACACCGCCTCGGCTATCCGAGTAGTACGATTTGCCGAGACACTCTTCCTTGGATTCGAGATCGAAGAGCGAACCTTCACTGACGACTTCGATGTCGACTGGGGCTGGTGTATAGTAGCTCGTTTTAAGCATTTGGAGAACGCAGAGTATAGCAAAAACTATGACAATCGCCCTGAGTGTATTTTTGTTCGTGGTGTTGAGTTTAATCATTTGTTATGGACTGAGATTTTTTTATAAAGTGCGTTAAAGAAATTAGAATAGTTTCAATATAAAGAGTAATAGTAATGGACGGAGAGATTATTCTTAATCGTGGCGATACTAACGTTATGAAACTAGATGATAACGAACAGGCACTTATGAACGAGATAGAAATAGAAGTTCCCAGGCCTCAAACTATCAGAAGGCAAATGCCTAAACCGATGAAAACTCAGTTTACGCCACCACAGGCGCAAGTTTTTCAGGAAGATATAGACTCGTTCGCGAACCCGAACAAACAGAACCCACCATCCGCCCCTCCTCCAGAAGACCCAGTCGATTACGGCGAGTACGACGATGAACCCGATACTATGGATTATGGTTATGGGGGTGGTGGAGGAGGATACGCCATGGAAGAAGAGGAGGAAAAACCATCACCTGGGTTTAAAACTATCGACGAGGAAAAGGTTGATCTCGTAAACAAACTTGGGCGTTTGGAAAAAAAAGGGTTTACTGTAAACAAGCGTTTGAATGCTTATTCCCCCGTAGACGAACTTAGAGCCGAAGTTAAGCGGATAACGTATAGTATAGACGTCGATAAGTCTATAAAGTTTTCGAGACGTATGCTTATTGCGTGTACCACGGGTCTTGAGTTTTTGAATAAAAAGTATAACCCATTCGAGATCCAACTCGATGGTTGGTCCGAAAACGTTATGGAAAATGTGGACGATTACGATGAGGTTTTCGAGGAGTTATACGTGAAGTATAGAACGAAAATGCACGTCGCCCCCGAGGTAAAACTTATAATGATGCTTGGTGGTTCAGCTATGATGTTCCATTTAACGAATAGCATGTTCAAATCAGTCATGCCGAACATGAACGATGTGATTAAACAGAACCCGGAACTTGTTCAGAATATGATGTCCGCGGTTCAGAATACGGTGTCTAAATCTCAACAACAAAGTGTATCGAGTGAACCATCGAGTGAAGGTAGTGGAAGACGCGAAATGCAGGGACCAGGGTTCGATATTTCGAGTCTTATGGGTAACATAATGATGCCTCCACAACCACCCATGAACACGACGAGTTTGAATAAAGTCGAAGAACCCGAGATTGATTTGGAAGACGATATTTCGGATATAGCAGAGCCACCAGTATCTGAGGATGTTGCCGATGAAGATAGTGAAGTTCGCGAAGTTAAAGTTACTCAGGCCCAGACCAAGTCTAAAAGAGGTGGTAGTCGAAAGAAAAAAACGGTCGAAATTAATTTGTAAATATAGTATAGTATAGATGATAGCTTATTGTCCTTTAGACGAAGAACCAGTCGAGAGACCTTCGTGGTACCAGGAAAATAAAAGCGTAGCGTCTTCACCTTCGCGTCCGCGTTCGAATTTGAATTCAAAATCGTATGCGGTTTTAGGTCAAGACGATACGGAGTGTAATTACGTCGTAATGTTTTTCATCGCGGGTGTTATTGCCCTAGCGATCATGGATTCACTTCCAAGAAAGTAAACTTTCTACCATTGTGACTTTTCCAGAATGGTAAATTAGTTTAACCACAGTGATATGTACACCCTACAAATGCAGCTGTATATACACTATTTTCCTGTGTTGTTTCTATTCCATTTATGTCTAAATACCTGACACTGTATTCTAGTTCAGTTTCTAAAGTGTCTTCCCACTGAAACTCCCCGTTACTATCTAAATCGTTTACTGTTTCAGTTTTGGTTTCTTGTGTGTATTCTTGTTTCTGTACATTGTCGAGTTTAATGTATTCATTTTCACTAATAGTGGTATTATCGCTATTATGCACGTAATAAGTTACTAATTTGTTTATCTTTTTTATTTGTTTAACTGGAACTTGTTTTGGATTAAAATCACAGTCCATTGTTATTTTTGCAACTGTATAGTTTGCTAAAAACTCACTATCTTGTTTCATACCATATCCACTCACGTTAGATGTGGTTATATAATCACCCGATTCTAAAACACCATTTTCGTTTACTATCCATATACCACCTTCACCTATAGAGTTTACATATACACGTGTATCTCCATCTTCTTTATAAAAATATGAACGAATTTGACCCATTACTTGTGATCTTTCATTTGTATCTTCGCTGGATGATAGCACACCAAAACAAGATTTATCATATGCCTTCGATGTTATTTTTACTATTGGTATAGCTTCATTAACGTGTATATTTTTTGCACCTCGTAATGGAACACCACTAACTGTCATGTAATCGTTTTGATTTGATGATACTATCAAACCTACATAATCATTTACATTATTGGGTTTCACATCTATTATAGAACTCATGTGTTGACCTGTAAATGTACCAATAGCATTGCTACCAGCACTGGCAGTGTCGTTTTCGAATCGAAGTATTCTTTTTAGGGGGTTTCCTGTATCACTTGTATTAGCAAGCCAGTATAAATTTTGATTCCATGTATCAGTGTTATCTGTTGTAGCATACCAATTACCATTAGTTCTATTCATATGTAAAAATGAAGTGTATGTTCCTGAATCTATGGTAACAGTATGATTACTTGAAGAATTTAAAGTAAGTAAACTATCTGGTGTTGATGTTCCTATACCAACTTTACCCGAATTGTAGTATACGTTCGAATTTAATGTTGACCATGGACTACTAGATACTGTCGTCCAAGTTGGTGCACCTGATCCACTCGATGTGAGTACTTGCCCAGATGTACCCGTACTACCATTTACACGCAAATGACCTGATATATTCATACCACCTGATAATGATATTCCTTCATTGGGTGGTCCTTCGTTATAAAAGTCAGAAGCACTGTTGTAATCTGGTACAGCTACCCTTTCAAAAGAATCCGTACCATCGTGTGCGATATAAATTTTAATATTACTAATAAGGTGACCATACATACCATCACCACCTAAAGTATGATTACCTGTCATGTATCCATATTGTGTTTGATTAACTGCTTGATTAACTACCCCAAAATAACAAAATCTTGGGAATCTTCCTTGCATATCTCTAACTGTCTCGTTTGCGGTTAAAGATTGTGATACACCGTTTATCCATAATTGTGTAGTTGCTGTACCCTCGGTGGCGCCATTTCCAGCTGTATTATCTACTTTAACACATACATGGTACCATACATTTTGACTAAACGTATAATTTACAGTATAGTCAGCTTCTACGGGTATATTAACGGCTGTTGAGTTATCTGGCGAATATTGTATTTTGAATCCCGAACTTGTAATTTTATGACCGTATCCAAACGCAGTATCTCTATAAGCAGTGAATACCAATTGTCCACTCGTCCCAAATGTACTTTGTGCATAATCTTTTAACATAAACCAATACGAGACTGTATATACACCACTTAAAGCGTTCGTAACATTACCTGTAATGGTATCTCGTGCTTCATGAATAAACCCCTGTGCATAAGATGTACTTGTTCCAAAATATAACCCTTTATTTACATCATCGTATGTAATCGTATTGTATAATTTCATACGATCTTCATAATAGACGTACCCATCTTCACGATTTAAATAAGGGTTACGTTTCTTAATATCACATATCACGTAAGGTATATTTGTAGTATTTGTATTTTTAATACAATCACTCGTCATGGTATTATAACAAGCCGACATACCATCTGTAGTTAGATTTGAAGATATTGGATTGTTTATGTAAAGTTTACCGTTTTGTATACTTTGTGTACCATCTATAACCAGTCTATGGTTTATGAGAGGTGGTGCTTGTGCATTTGCATTTTCATTTTGTTTATGAAAATCACTAGCTTCTACGATAGAAGTGGACCCTAAATTCCAATTTTCCTTGATGATATGATCTGCATATTCAGGTACACCTATACCTACATTACCTATACCCGTTAAGGTTAATCGAGAATAAACCGCGGAAGCTTCTTTAAGAAATTTAGACCATACTTCAGATACTACTCCAATTGAATCGGGGGTTGGAACATAAAGCGGATGATTTTCACATGTCATACCTTCTAAAATAACACTTGGTGATTTAATACGTATTCTATCAGGACCTCTGGAATTAAGACCTCGAACGTGTCCAGATTTAAAAAGTAAGAGTTCGGATAAATTATCATCACCAGTATATTGTGATGTATTTATGATTTGTGACCTAAAAATACTATGTTCATCTTTAGTATTTTCAAAATTTATATATCCGGTAACGTAACCCGCATTGGTATTACTTTCTATATATGATTTATCACCACCTACACTTAAAAAACGTACTTTTAAATCACCACCTATCGTCGTTGTCCCTAAAATTTTTATCGTAGGTGCGAATCTTGTAAAAGAAAAAACCGTACTCCCACCATACGTGGTTCTATTACTACCCGTTACTCTAGCCTCATTACCTGTAAAACCATTATAATCATATTTCATAGAAAATAAACAAAATTCCCCGTTTTTTGACATAGATGTAGGTAATCCACCTAACGAGTATAGATTGAATGATTCACTATAATTTGTGTAATAAATACCATTCCAGTCTAATATACAGTAACTTTTTGGAAGATAGTTAGTTGTATCCCATCTCGGAAAAATACCACCACCATCCCAGTAATATTTTTCTTCAATACTTGAGTTACCTGTAACTATACGCGTTCCGTCGTATTGCATAAATAAAAAAGTGCCAAATGAATCTTTTTCACCTGTAACTGGTTTACCTGTTAACCAATTATAAGATGTATCATTTATCCACTCGGCTGCAAAAAAACACCTTCTGTTAGGTGCAGAAACTGCTATAAAAGTACCGTCTTTATTTATAGCTACACTAAACCCAAAAGCTGGATTAACGGGTGTTCTAGTACCACCAGATTCAATAGTAGTATCAGTAACACTTTTTATAGTTGTAAGTTTTGCATCAGTATATTCTACGTAGGTAGGACAATCAGTATAATCAAATGGAAGTGTTCTTTGTGTCCATGTACTCGCGTTTAAAGGATCTTTTGCGTATACGTATGCTAAACCATTACCATAAGCATTACTGTAAGATGGATAATAATTACCCGGACCACCGGCTATAACAACCTGACCATCTGCCGAAAGTTTACATGAAAAACCGAAGTTGTCTGAGTGTGTTATAGTTGTTAAAAGTGTGGCCGAAGACCCTTTTGGCCAAGACCATAACTCGATTTTATGATCACCAGGTCTACCAATAACAAATAACGAATCATCATCACCTGCCACGTCTACATCTGAACCGTAATGTATGGTGCCAGAATCAGAAGTCCCTAGATAACTATTATTATTCCATCCGGATGAACGTTGAGTCCATGTCGTTCTAGCTTGATTTTGTGCATCAAATACATAAGCTCTATTATCTCCTGGTGCACCAACTATAATAGTATCTCCCGGTGAATCCATGGCAATTTTAAACCCAAATAAACTATTTGAGTTTCCTGGATTTGAAATAGACGTTGCGTATTTAGTTGCGTACAAATTACTTGTATAAACTGTAACATTATCATCTGAACCTATAGCAAAAACTGTACCCGTATTATTTTGACACGAAGATATACCAAAATTAGTTCTACCAATAGCATTTGCATCTGTTAAATTATCATAATGTTCTGGATTAAGTTGGGCGACTAATTCCTGCGTAGCCATTTTACTAATATAAGAAACGAATTAAAAAAATAAAAATTACAATGGGCTACCGTTTACGGATTGTGTAAGACTTGACTGTTGTCCAAAATTTATAATTGTACTACCTCTTTCACTTGTAACATTAATACCACTTATATAACGCCCATTTCCTATAAAACCATTTTCTGATGTAGTGCGTATATCACCTTTAACATCTAATGGGTACGCTGGTGTTGTTGTTCCTATACCAACATTACCTGAGCTTCTATAAATATCTGACCCTGACAGTGTCCAAGGACTCAAACCGCTACCGGTAACTGTTGCCCAAGTTGGTGCACCACCCGTTCCACTCGATGTGAGTACTTGACCAGATGTACCTGCACTACCATTTGCATATATTGCGTTTGTAAAGTTTGATGTACCCACGACGTGGAGTTTATAGTTTGGATTTGTTGTTCCTATACCGACATTACCTGAAGTGTAGTATACGTTTGTACCTGAGGTTGTCCATGGACTACTCGCTATTGTCGTCCAAGTTGGTGCACCTGATCCACTCGATGTGAGTACTTGACCAGATGTACCCGCGCTACCACTTAAATACATCGTGTCTGTAAAGTTTGATGTACCCACGACGTGAAGTTTATAAGATGGTGACGTTGTTCCTATACCGACATTACCTGAAGTGTAGTATACGTTCGAATTGAGTGTTGACCATGGACTACTTCCACCGGATACTGTCGTCCAAGTTGGTGCACTACCCGTTCCACTCGATGTGAGTACTTGACCAGATGTACCTGGAGATAGATTAGAGAGTGTAGTTGTTCCGGATGCATAGAGTATATCACCTATAGTGTAACTTGTAAATCCGGTACCACCTCTATTAACCGGTTGAGTTTCACCTTCTAATGTACTTATTCGAGTAACATTATCTGTAAGATCAGTTTCCAAAGTACCTATTCGAGTAACATTATCTGTAAGATCAGTTTCCAAAGTACCTATTCGAGTAACATTATCTGTAAGATCAGTTTCCAAAGTATCTATTCGCGTGACATTATCTGTAAGATCAGTTTCCAAAGTACCTATTCGAGTAACATTATCTGTAAGATCAGTTTCCAAAGTACCTATTCGAGTAACATTATCTGTAAGATCAGTTTCCAAAGTACCTATTCGAGTAACATTATCTGTAAGATCAGTTTCCAAAGTACCTATTCGAGTAACATTATCTGTAAGATCAGTTTCCAAAGTACCTATTCGAGTAACATTATCTGTAAGATCAGTTTCCAAAGTACCTATTCGAGTAACGTTACTATTTAGATTTGAAGTTGATGCGACGACACTGAAGTCTGCTGTCCATGTTACTGCAGAAGACCCGTTGTAATTTCCACCACTTAAACCGGAACCGGCGGTAATACTATACGGACTCGCCGAACCAACTAGAGACACGTCTGCCCATGTAGGTACACCGTTATCATTTTTGAGAAAGTAACCTTGTGTACTCGAACTCGCCGCTATATTTGTAAAACTTGATGTTCCATTTGCATATATTAAATCACCGCTTGCAAAACTTGTTAAACCTGTCCCACCTCTGTTTACGGGTTGAATTTCAGTTTCTAATGTACCTATTCGAGTAACATTATCTGTAAGATCAGTTTCCAAAGTACCTATTCGAATAACATTATTTGTAAGATCAGTTTCCAAAGTACCTATTCGAGTAACATTATCTGTAAGATCAGTTTCCAAAGTACCTATTCGAGTAACATTATCTGTAAGATCAGTTTCCAAAGTACCTATTCGAATAACATTATCTGTAAGATCAGTTTCTAATGTACCTATTCGAGTAACATTATCTGTAAGATCAGTTTCCAAAGTACCTATTCGAGTAACATTATCTGTAAGATCAGTTTCCAAAGTACCTATTCGAGTAACATTATCTGTAAGATCAGTTTCCAAAGTACCTATTCGAATAACATTATTTGTAAGTTCAGTTTCTAATGTACCTATTCGAGTAACATTATCTGTAAGATCAGTTTCCAAAGTACCTATTCGAGTAACATTATCTGTAAGATCAGTTTCCAAAGTACCTATTCGAGTAACATTATCTGTAAGATCAGTTTCCAAAGTACCTATTCGAGTAACATTATCTGTAAGATCTGAATTCAAAGCTATACCAGTTAAGTTTGTACCGTCGCCATAGTATTCATTTGCATACACGTTTGTACCTACGATAACATTACCAGAAGTTATTATTGAAGTACTTGTATTAGTAAATTGTACTGTATTTGATGTTGTGTTACTAACGTCTGTTACTTGTTGTAACGTGTTTACGTTAGTGTTTAATGAGGAAGCTGAAATTTTTTTGAGTTCGTTACCTGTACTGTTTACGTAAATATACGATGGTTGTGAAGTTACAATTTCTGCGTTTGGTATATCGTTTGCTCTACCAACACCAGTAACAAGAATTTTACCTCCCGATTTAACACAAATACCGACGTTTTGAATTTTATCTGTATTACCGAACGGGACCGTGTTCATCAATTCTCCTACAGCGGTGTTACTTACGTAAAGTATTTCACCTACCTGAAAATTTGGGTTTAGTGAAGGCATACTAAAAACACCGAACGTGACGACGTGTCCGTTATTGTTTTGGTTTATGCTACCGTCCATAACAACGCCAATGGCCGGCATTTTCGTAGGATCAGATGAATTTGCTTTGTGTACTATGGGTGTATCTCCGGTTGCCCCGGAAACGTAAACAATATCACCTTTTACGAGATTTTCTCCCGCTTTAACTTCGATGGATGTAAAGTCAATGTAATCGTCTATCCATGTACCTGAATTGTATACGAGACTTTTATGATCATCCGGACTCGTTATTGAGACGTTATAGAGTTGGTCGATTTTTACTAAAACATTCGAATTGAGATCTGTAGTAAACGCGGTATGTGTATTTTGGAAATCTACGGTATTACTCGTCCAGTTACCTTGAGCTGTAACCTGCTCTAAATTAAATGCGGCACCACTTACACCTGGTATGTTTGTAAGTTTACTACCATCACCTATAAAGTACCCAGAGGTTGTTATTATATCACCAGTTGTTGTATTACCATTATCGGTAACATCCTGGAGTGTGGATGCTGCGGCTCCTTTATACTTCTGTATATTACGACCCGTATCACAACAAGGCATTCTTATAAATATAAGTGATTATTTTTAAGGTAAAATGAGGCATTTTCCTTTACTAAACATATTTGGTTCATCGTCTTTTCTTGTATTTGGAATTTTAAAACCACCTTGCCTGTACACTTTGAGACGTTTATTATACATGGCGTGACAAATCGACCACTGATCGAAAATATCGTAAATGTGAGGATTATTCTTTTTACCGTGTGTTTCACGCATGATTCGTCCTATAGATTGAACGATGTCAGACTTAGGTGTTGCAAGTATAACCGTATCGAGTGAAGGTATATCAAGACCTTCATGCGCCTGACTAAACGTTGCAAAAATGATTTGTTTTTTACTCGATTCGGTTAACTCGGCTTCTTTCATACCACCCATGTATAAACCCGACGTTTTCTTGAAACTTTGGTGGAGTACTTCACAGTGGTGGCGACGATCGCTTAACACGAGAACTTGGCGTGTTCCCTTAACGATATTTTTTATAAGATTTAGTATGACGACGTTTCTTGCACGATCTTCGGTAAGTTCGGTAATCATGGTTGCTAAAGATAGTTTGCCGAAACGCGTACACGGTGGTGGTTCACTATAACGATGACACGAGTATTCTATGGGGAAAACTTCGACTTGTTTTTGATTTTCGCGTTCGACGGCAAAGAATGTTGGTCCCATGAACCAGTGTAAAACCTTCGTAAGACCGTCCTTACGCGTCGGTGTTGCTGAAAGACCAAAAATGTGTTTGGGACACATTTTGAATAGAGACTGGGAAAACACTTTCGCGCATATATGGTGTGCTTCGTCAACAATCAAAGTCCCTATCGTATCAAAATCGTTAAACGAGTACTCTTTTAACGAAAGTGATTGGAGCATAGCAATGACAAAATCACACTCTGTTTCCTTTTTGTCTTGTTGGACTATACCTATAGATGCACCAGGACAAAACTGTTGAATACGTTCACGCCACTGGTTTGCTAAGAACTCTTTGTGAACGACGATCATGGTTCGGTACCCGAGTTTACACGCTATGGCCAAGGATACAGTGGTTTTACCAAACCCGCACGGAAGTGAAAGAACACCGTGTCCGGCTTTGAGTGCAGCCGCCAAAGCATCGTTTTGATGCGTTTCGTCACGTAATTTTCCATTAAACTTGGTCGATATTTTAACTGGTTCGGGACGACGATCTTCTTTCGGTGGACCGATTTTCTGTTCGCCGTAAAATCGGGGAACGCATATACCCGTTTTCGTTTTTCTGAATACCTTAAAGGGAGGCGGAGGAAACCCAAATTCCGTGTTTACGACGGCACGAACCGTAAGTTCGTTTTTGATTTCTTGTGTCTCACCTGTGAGATATCCTGAACGCGTTAATGACATTAATTAATATACACCATTAATCTTTATGTATATTAAGGGTATTAAAGAAAAAATATAATACAATTATATAAAAACATGGTTCTTATGAATATAGAAGAAAATATTAAAAAAATGTCAGAACAAGTCGAAAAAATGCGTCAAGACGCTTTACTACTTGAAGGAAGTATTAAAATGTTGATGGCACTAAAAGAAGGTGGATTAAAAGAGGTTGATTTACCGGATATTAAAAATGAAGAAAACAAAGAAAACGAAGAAAACGAAGAAAAGATAACAGAAGTAAAATAATTTATACATTTTTAATGTATTTCAATACCCACGAGTACCCACTGTGTTCGTGAGCATTCCAAACGCCATTAAATTGGATTTCGGTTTTAACTAGGTCACCTTTTACAAGTGATTGAACAGGTTTATCGCCGTCTACGTTACACATGACGCGTCGGTACCTGAACGGAACTTTTACTTTTAAAACGTTACCTTCTAGTGGATCGTCGAGTTTATCGGGAAAAAGTATAACATTGGACTTGTTCGCATGTAAAGCGAGTATATAGTCCTTTACTTTATCGGGTACAGTAATTCTGATATATTTTTTATCGTTATATTCATACATGGGTTCATATACGGTAGCTTCTACAGGGAAAGTCATTCTTTTCGAGTATATATTATTATAAGCGCCAAAACTATAAGTATGAATAAAAAGTACGTGACTAAAAATGGTTGTAACGGTTTTCTCGTTTTGAACGTTTTGTGACAAAACGATCTACCTACTTCTATGGCGGCTTCTATACTTGAGTATGGTGTATTTCTTTCGGACATCATACCACACAAAGCGACTTTAGAACACTCACCGTAAAAAGGGACTTGTCCGTGTAAACTTAAAACACCCGAGGACTGTTCGAATGACCATTTCCCGTCTTTCCAATTCGAACCCCACGCTATTCTAATATCTTTGGGTTTTTGGAGATCGAGTTGTTCTAAAACTTTAGCTTTGAGTGTATCTGGATCGGTTGCGAGTATTTCCTCGGTGAGATTACATATAACACACGAAACGGTTTTACCGTCCGATAATACGACGGGTTGTATATTAAATTCAGTTTCCATGGCGTATTCGAGATCGGTTTTATCGAGACATATTTCGTTTTCGTAATCGAGTAAAATGTTAATACACCCGTACGTGCTCGGACTTATCTTTTTAATCGCATCTTTACCCCAATTATTACCTATGAGTTTGAGTGCTTTACTATTGTCTATACAGAGTACAAGTAAACCATCATTTAGAAGATTACCATCGCTTAATTTAGCCACGTATTCGTTTGTTCCGTATTGTACGTTTTCGAGTTCCGTTTCAAAAACAAATTTTGCACCTTTATCTACAAGTGCTTTTTGCATTGCATCACACATGACTTTACCCGAAACTTTTTGTACACACTGATTCGATGTACCCACGTGATCGAAACTTTTAACAAACTCGTAAGCTGACATTGTATCCCACGTAACACCGTCCATGATAAGTGGTAATACACGAAGTAGTTTTTCTCCAGAATCGGAGAGTTCGCCAAGTGCATTTTCGAGTGGTATACTTTTATATTTATTTGGTTGTGCTAATACTCTTATAGCTAAAGATGTGAGTGTTAAGTAATCTCGTGGTTTTAAGTTTTTGAATACGGTTCCGTATACTTTCGTATCGTGTTTTTCAAAGATATCGTCCCAATGTATACCCATCTCTTTGAATAAACTATCCGTGTTTACGAATGCGTTATCAAAAACTATTCTGTGTGCGTGTAGGTCTCTTTGTTTCAAAGAAGGTTCCCACCATGAACCTCCGCCTGATTTTTTACGGTCGTACAGTATGACTTCGTGTTCGGTCGACCTGAGAACTTCCCAAGCGACCGACATACCTGTTGGTCCTGCGCCTACGATATGAACTCGCATTTATATAAACACACAATTATTATTTGGGAAGGTACAGCATATCTTTAGTGAGATGGTACGTTATTAAAAGTAAGAACGAGAGTAGTGTTTGTGCATCTAAATATTCTATACCCATGACGAGTAAGAACGTGTTTAGAAGAATGTGCATAGGGAACGGTTTTTCGGGACCGTATTTGGTATAAAAACCATAAGTCGCACCGCCGGAAATCATGAGTGCGTTCATGAGTGTATTATACGATGGTTTATACAGGAACCACGCCGTGTATAAAATAGCCACGTACGATATAAATATAGAACGTCTAAAAAACTCTTTTGGTGAATCGACTATACGTAACGGTTTCTTTTCCATGAGTCTTGATTCCCAGTGTGGGCCGAGTATGAGATAAGACATGTATAAAATTAGAAATATTTGCCACATCACTTTACTTTATGTATTCGGAGATTTATTTAAAGAATTATAATGTCATTTATAATAAGATGGTGGTGGCATGTCTCGCAAAAAATACACCCATAAGAATATTACCACAAAGACAAAAACAAAAGACGTGGAAGTTTGCGGCTGAATTTTTATGGAAAAGACAATTTGAGAAGGATCAGGTTAAGTTTGGGAAATGGACGAAAGAACAACTCGTCGATTTAGGACCGACGTTTATAAAGTTGGGACAAATAGCATCGACGCGTGCTGATTTATACCCCATTGAATTTATCAGTCAATTGGAATCTTTACAAGATAATGTACCTCCTATCGATAAAGATTCTATAGAAAACATAATTAAGGATCACGTCGATTCTGAAGTTTTTTCGAGTTTTGATTACGAACCTTTTAAATCGGCAAGTATAGGTCAAGTACACAGAGCGGTTTTAAAAGATGGTCGTGAGGTCGTCGTAAAACTCAAACGACCTGATATATACAATATAATGAAAAGAGATACGGACGACGTTAAGGATATTGTAAACTTCCTCGAAAAAGTGGGTGTCGATACGGGTGCAACATCAGGCTATGTTCTCGACGAGTCTATAGATTACCTTCTCGCCGAAACCGATTATAATAAGGAAATAGATAACGCCATAAAGTTTCGTAAATCGTTCAAAAAGGTAAAGTGGATTAAAGTACCAAAAGTTTACCGAGAATTGTCTAATAACGATATGATCGTAATGGAATACGTCGAGTCAGAAAAACTCGCCGAGATAACGGATCCAAAAGTGAATGGTAAGAAGGTATGCGAAGCGCTCATAAACTCGTACGTGATTCAAACGATGGATTACGGGTTTTTCCATGCCGATCCACACCCAGGTAATTTGGGGTTTTCTAAGGAAGGTAAACTCGTATTTTACGATTTCGGACTCGTTATTGAACTTACGGACGAGATAAAAGAAGGGTTCCAGAAGATGTTCATATACATAATAAACAAGGATACGAAAGGTATAGTTGATACTTTGATAGATTTGAAAGTTATTTTACCAACGACGTCTGATACGTCTGATATAGAACTCTTTTTCAAAACAACTTTGAACTATCTCGAAACGCTCGATGGTAAGAATTTGAGAAACGATATCATGCAGGACGAGCTTTTAATGTCGTTAGCACAGAAGAAACCGTTTATTATACCTACATCTTTCATATACCTCGCGAAGGCGTTCTCTACTGTGGAAGGAACGTGTGTAAACTTGGACCCTAAATTTACGTATTTCGATTACCTCGAACCTCTGATTAGAGAACAGGTTTCGGACGTGATAGATATAGGCGACATGTTTTCGACGTCTATGGAAATGCCTAATAGGATAAGGAATATAAGTACAGCTGTTCTCGGTTTGGAGAAATCGAGAGCATCTATGAAAAGAAGTATAGAACGATCTAGAATCGAGTCTAGGTACGTTCAGTATAGTATTTTATCAGCTGTTTTTGCTGGTAATATGTTAGTTCACGATAACCAATCGGCGTTCGTAATACTTTCTTTATTGAGTTTAGACCTCGTTATTAGGGCTTCTCGTAAAAATCAATAGCGGTGGATTCCGGGGACGATGTAGACGAAGTAGCTTTTTCGGTAAAGAACTCCTTGTGTTTCTCGAACAAGTTTTTTGTTCTTTCAATCTCGTCTTTACCAATTTCCTTAACCTTCTCAGAAATGTTTTTGAGTTGTTCTTGTCTTTGTTTACGAAGTTTCTTTCCAAACTTCTTAAACTTTTTTTGTGTTGATGCAAAATTAGCTGAAACTGTTGATAATGAAAACATTTTATTTATTCTTACTTACTCTTTACTGACATTTTTATCGAGCCCCAAAAGTTTCATTTTTTCCTCGAATTCTCGGCGTTCACCGGGTGACTCTATGGGTGTACCGTTTGCAATAGCCTCGATTTCCGGTCCAGAAAGTTGGATCGAGTTCATTCTAAAGTCTACGAATGCTTTCATGGTAATAGGTACGAGCGGTTTTATGATTTCATAAATAGCCTCGGCGTACTCCCTTATTTCCTTTTGTGCGTGGTGATCCATTCTGAGACGGAGGTAGTGCATGAGATTATGGAGATCGATTTTCCAATAGAATTCCGTATACGTGGATTGTGTGAGTGCACCCCTGGCCTGTTCTCTACAACACCCATCATCGAGTAGTTTTTTATACAATTCGTACGAGGTATCGAAGTGTTTGTTGAACGTTTCTGCGTCTTCCTCGGGTATTTCGACCGAACCTTCTGAACCTTGGTGGTTCGTTTTGGATTGTGTGCGTAGAGTTTCGGGTTTATAGTGATCGTCTTTGACGACCGAGTACCTTGCCGAGTACTCATTCACACTTGCCATTCTGTGTCGCATGTGTTGGCGCGCGATATACATGGGCATTTTAATGTGGAACTTGAATTCAACCATTTCAAACGGTGTGTTATGCCAATGTCGCATTAAATATCGAATAAGACCAGCATCACCTCGAGTTGTTTTCGTTCCGTCTCCGTAAGAGACGCGAGCGGCTTGAACAATTGCTGAATCGAGATTCTTTTGTGGCATGTGATCCACGAGCCTAACAAAACCATGATCGAGTACTTTTTTCTCCATTTAGTATAAGTACGAACACAATCTTTAAGATGTTATCCGATAGTGATATTCGTAAAAAGATAACGCAACTTCGTAAGAGTGAGGGTAAAATATATGCCCCGTTAAAATATTTCAGGGGACTGAACACTCTTAAGAATGTCGAGACGCGTTACAAAAAGATGTTAAAGCGTGATTATAAACCGTTCAAAACCGATAAGAACGTCGAAACGAAAACGTCGAGTTATACGTCAAAGTTTCGTAAAAAGTACCCCGGTATAACTAAACTGAAAGATATTTCTAAAGTGACGGGTATACCTTTGAAAACGCTAAAAACCGTGTACGATCGTGGTTTAGCGGCGTGGCGTACGGGACACCGACCAGGTGCTACTGCACAAGCGTGGGCGTATGCGCGGGTACACAGTTTCGTCATGAAAGGGAAGACGTACTATACGGCGGACAAGAATTTGAGGTAGATGTAAACGAATTAACTAATTTAGACACTACGAGTGAAATAACTGGTACAGAGACGGCGTTACCCGCTAGTTTGTAAAGTGCACTATCCGACATTTTTGGAAATTTATATACGGAAGGGAACCCTTGTAAATTGAAACATTCTCTGGGTGTCAATTTACGAATACCGCGGGTATCTTTTATTATAGGTACATTGTGTCCACCGCTACCCATATTAGCGGTTAGGGTAGGACAGCAATTGCTTTTATTTTCTCTAATATAGTATCTTCTATACTGATAAATTACATTTTCACTTATATTTTTCGTTACATCCTTCTCGATTTGAGGAAACACTTTTAATTTATCCGTATAATAGTATTTATCGTCAATTTCTTTTTCAATGAAATCCGTGATACACTTTCTTTCAGGTATACCAAAATCAAAGTCGAACGCGTCGTACGCATTCTTATCCCTAAACCCTACTATATAAATACGTTCTCTATGTTGAGGTATTGGTGTAATTTTAGCCGTATCCAAAATCTTGTATTTGATCATATATCCACACTTTTCAAGAAACTCTTTTATAATCCTGAACGTGTTACCTTTATCGTGTGAAGTGAGATTTTTCACATTTTCAAGAACGATTGTTTCCGGTTTGTGGTATTCGAGTATCTCTATAATCTTCCAAAAAACATTGGATCTAACATCATCGAATCCTTTTTTGTCACCGGCAATACTAAACGGTTGACACGGAAATCCGCTACACAATAAATCGTGTGAAGGTATTGTTTTAACGTCTATATCCATAATATCACCCAATTTAAATGTCCCATTTTCGTGATTCATGTTATAAATATCTTGGGAAGATTTCATAATATCGTTTGCGTATACACATTTGTATTTTCCACTTGATTCAAGGGCGATGGAAAACGCCCCGGTTCCAGCACATAAATCAATAAAATTTTTCATGTCATATCATGTATACATAGTTAATCTTTAATAAACTCCACCACGAAATCTATTTCCAACTAAAACCTGTTCCGCATACGACTTACTTACGTTAATCAAGTTCATTCGCTAAATCTTCTATACTTCTATAGTACCGTTTCAGATCTTTCATGAACCGTTTATTATTTTCGAGAACTTCGAGTTCGGTTTTATTCTTATAAATGTACGCTAAATTTGATTTAGAGTACCGCGTCCGTTTTTGGTTCTCGTTTGGTTTTCTCGGAACGAGTTTTTTACTCTTTTTCGAAACGCTTTGCATGGGCTCGACGCGTTTCGTGAAACTAATGGCTTGCATGACGGTATCGGCGAGATCGTCTTTCTTTTTCGAGGCGTTAAAAATAGGGATCCAGTGTGCGTTCACGGTATTGTTCCATATGAATTGTTCACACCTTTGTATGGACGCCTTTTTACGTTTCGTATACATGGCTTTACCCGGACCCGCAAAATCGGGTATTTTGAACCTCGCGTCGTATATGATCGTTTCGGCGTCGGGGTTACGTATAACGAAATAGGCGTGAAGAAAGTTTTCGACCGTTTTCATTTTTTTGTTCCTATCGGGTTGCTTTTCAATGAGAACTGTATCCGCTTGTAGAACCCATGGTTTTTCGTCTAAGTGTTTCCTTAAAGAAACGAATAAGCCGTCTTTATGTTCAGGGGGGACTCCGGAAACATCCCACTGAACAATAAGATTAGAAGTTTCGTCGAGCATACACATGGCTAAGTTTCGTATACCGACGTCTATACTTAAAATCATTAATATAAAGAAAATTAAGTTCTTTAAGCTTTTAATAATACCTAGGCATTGGCATTCTACCCATTCGATTAAATCCTTTATTCATACCTCTTTGTCCAGCTGGCGACATGCCCAATACAACGCCTCCGACTAATAATAAACAACACAAAACGACTAATCCTATAATTGCGTATTGCATTGGGCCAGTGACAGCACCTACAATACCCGATATAGCATCACCAGCTTCGGATATAACTTCAGCGGCACCTTTATTTTCCGAAGTTTGTTGTGCGTCTATTTCACTGGCGAGTTTTTTAACCGATTCAGTTTCCATAAACTTTTCTATAATCTGACCCATAACGGCTGTGGCTGCAACTTTCGCGGTAAGGTCTTGTGTAACATCGAGTTCACCACCTAAACTGCAATCCATGTTACCTATCATCAAATCGGCTTCATTGGTTTGGACAGCGCTTGAAACGACTTCGTTTATGTTTTCTGTTTTAAACACGTTTTCAATGACGGTTTCAATTTCCTGTTTAATATCCGTTTCTGTTTTTTGTTTATCACCAAATTGAAAATTAGCGGCTTGGGTTGATTTTTCCATGGCGGCAGTAAGATTAGCTTGCATACTATCCTGAACGGCTGTTTTACTTTCCAATATAGACTGTGTAGTCAGAGACGCTTCAGATTGTACGTCAGCATCAGCAGTTTGAGCTATCACTACTTTACAGTTTTTTAATGCAGGACCTTCACCAAATTGTTCACCTGTTATTGGATTTACACCTATAGATAATTTCATCTTATTCGCCTGTATCGCGGCTGCATTTACTTTATTCGTATTTTCGGTAATATTTTCCTCGAGAATTTTTGTCGTGGATGAAAATTCCATTTTATTTCTGATGGTTTGACTTCCGCCTCCTCCCATTGTATATTATTACTATACGTTACAAATTATTTTGACCTGGAAAAAATGTTACTTTATATCAAATGAACAAGTTATTTACCAGGCAAAACGTAACAATTATTTTAGCAATTGCACTCGTCGTATACGTCATGTATTCGTATAAAGGTCGCGAAATGAGTGAAGGTGACAAAACAAAGGTCCGTCAGTACCTCATTGAAAATGCGGACTCTATCAGTACACTTCCATTTCTTGTGTACGGTGAATTTAAGAGAATAACTTCAGATGAAAATACACTCCGTGAAGTTTTGTTGGCGGCTAAGGCGGGTGACATGGATAAACTGAACGAAATTCTCGACAGGTTATAAAATAATATCAGTACAGATTAGTAATGGGTCAGTGTAAACTTGATTTATATGATCATTTAAATTATGGTGGTCATCTCGCCACTATTACAGATTCGCATCCTAGTGGGCATTCTGATGTAAACGATAAAGACGCATCTGGTAAAGTATCAGGTGATTGTAAAAATGTAACATTTTTAGGATTTGAACACTCGGATTATGATGGTTATGCATGGCTTATGGGCGAAGGTGATAATATTCCAAACTTTAGAGATCCGACGGGTAGTAAATGTGATGTTGAAGAACATAGATTTTACGATTTTCATGATAACAACGAAAGTATAAAAAAGATAGTTATACCTGCGGAGAATGTAAATGACGGTCGAATGCGAGAAGATATTAATATATACGCGAAACGTCGTGATACAAGACTGTGTCAATGGGCAACATATCCAGTTATAAAAAAAACGTCAGATGGTCAATTTAGCGCAAATGATAGTGATCAGTGGTTAGTTGGTCATAATGATAAAAAAGGACAACCATGTCCAGGTGGAAATGCGTATTGGAAAGGGTTCCAGAAAGTGTCTTGTGTATACGATCTTAAATCGGGTTCAAATTTGAGTCCTTTACAAACTTTACATAGTGAAACAAAGAATTCCTTTTCGGGTGATCCTAGGAAAGCTATGTACACTAATATAGTAAACAGATATTGTAATAAGGCTACACGTTTAAACGATGTAGTATCTTCTGACACGTCTAATAACCAGTGTAGAAATATTGTAAATTCCGTTGAACAGGCTAAAAGCTATTGTAAAATTGGTGATAATATAGCAACGGATAATACTTTTTGTACAAAAGAAGAATTGGGTACCGATAACTATGATGAAATTGCAAAAGAGTATTGCGAAGCTAATCCCGATAAAGATTTTTGTGCGTGTTATAACGTTTTAAACAATAAGTGTTTAACTGAAGAAACCAAGGATTTACCGGGGTGTAAAGTAACATATCCTACCCGTGAAACTATTAATAACATGCCTGCTGAGTATAGTTCTAATTTTGAGGGTACGGATAAGTGTTGGGGTAACGTGTGTGCGGCTGGTTCAGGTAAATATGTTCCCGAAGGTGCTATAGACGCACTTTGTAGTAAAACAGTTGCTGTTTGTATAGCAGATTTGGATGTTAGTAGTTTGAAAGATAGTGGTGTTAACATCGAACAGAATTGTGGAAGTAATAATCAAACTTCAACTGGTACTCCGTCTCCGTCTCCGTCTCCGTCTCCGTCTCCGTCTCCGTCTCCGTCTCCGTCTCCGTCTCCGTCTACGACTGATACCATCCCACTTAATTCGTCATCTACGCCAAGTACAAATGGAGATGGAGATGAAGATGAAGATGAAGATGAAGAAGAAAACTTTTTAGACAAGACCGAAAATAAGTTTATGGTAGGAATTGCAGTAGTGTTTTTTTTAATGATGTGTATGATGTTAATGTTAACGGCCATGAAGTGAGTGTAAAAAAATGTAAACTTATATTAAATGAAAATGAATTATATAAAAACTTTACTTATTTCTGTACTTGTATTAATATCATTATTTTATATATTCAAGAACACAGAAATGTATAACGAATGGGAAAAAACTCACGATTGGTCTAAACAGTCTCCTTCGACAGCTGACGGGTATGAAGAAGGTATAGAATATTTAGATCGACACCCAGTAGACTGTTCTAAAAAAGGTATAAGAGGGTTTGATTATAATACAGCTAATGATGTTTATAATCATTTTGATTATGATTGTGCAGGTGGTGCAGAGTCAGATGATTTTACTATTAATACAAATTCAGGTAGTGAGTGTAGTTATTTATCATGTTATCCGAACGCGTTTCCTATAGATTGCGGACACTACCCCCTAACATATTTTGTATATACACGTAATGGATTGGGTAAAAATGGTCATACGTATAAGTGTGGTACTAAACCAACTACTGGTCCATGTAGAAATATAGAGAATGATTATACAGAGCACCATAAAGCTCATACTGAATGGTTATCTTTACAAACACCATTAGAGTGTAATAGTGATGAAGTTTTAACACGTGTAGATTATGAGCATAGTGATGGAACTGGTAGGTATAAAGGTAGGTGTTGTAAAAAATAAATAAAATATTATGTAATATTAAAATGGTATATTATTTTGATACCCAAACTTCGACTGGTATAAGAGAATTTGCTGATAAATTATCAGAGTACACTCACGCTGGTTATGCTACGTTATGGACAAATGCTAAAAATGATTATTGTAGTGATTTTTCGCATTATTTAGATAAAGTTAGGGGAGACGAAACGTGTAAATCTCTAGATGAACATGGTAATCTTATTAAAGACTATTGTGGTTTGGGTGATAATATAACTAAAACTGAATGTGGTAAAAATAGCCTGACAAACTATGGTCATTTAGATATTTATAACGATCTCGCAAAAGAGTATTGCGAAGCTAATCCCGATAAAGATTTTTGTGCGTGTTATAACGTTTTAAACAATAAGTGTTTAACTGAAGAAACTAAGGATTTACCGGGGTGTAAAGTAACGTATCCTACTCGCGAAACTATTAATAACATGCCTGCCGAGTATAGTTCTAATTTTGAGGGTACGGATAAGTGTTGGGGTAACGTGTGTGCGGCTGGTTCAGGTAAATACGTTCCTGACGGTGCTATAGATGCACTTTGTAGTAAAACGGTTGCTGTTTGTATAGCAGATTTGGATGTTAGTAGTTTGAAAGATAGTGGTGTTAACATCGAACAAAATTGTGGAAGTAATAATCAAACTTCAACTGGTACTCCGTCTCCATCTACGACTCCATCTACGACTCCATCTACGTCTAATAATGTCCCACTTAATTCGTCATCTACGCCAAGTACAAATGGAGATGGAGATGGAGATGAAGATGAAGAAGAAAAAGCATTTTACGAAAAAACTGAAGTTCAAATTGGTGCCGGTGCGTTTTCTTCAATTTCGTGTTTATTTGTTATTATGCTTTTAATAATTGCTCTTATGTAATTTGACTTAAAGAAAAAAAGTAAATTTAAACTATGAATGTGGTGTTGGTGGTGTTGCCATCCATTTGAGGGCACGGCTTTAAGCATGCCTCACAAACACGACGAACGACGAAACAAATTCTATACGTCCGGTAACTTCTGTTCATGGAGTTGTATGAAAACATACGCAATTGATAAGTATGGGTGTAATCGCGGTGGACTTATATGTGGAAATATGGTCATGATGCGCCGTAAACTTTTCGATAAGATAGGGCAAATAAAACGCGCCCCGCATAGACAAAGACTTATACAATTTGGGGGTGATCTAACTATAGAACAATTTAGAGAAAACAATGTAGTCGACGTAGAAAAACCTAGAAAAATAGAAACCGAACCCGTACCTGAACGCGTGATACCTATCGTTTCAAATACTAAGAAACTGAGTGATATAACAAGTTCGACGGGTAAAAACGAGACGCTACGTTTGAAAAGGGAAAAACCACTCAAACGAAACGAGAACAATTTGGAAACGGCTTTGGGGTTAATCATTAAGACCAAACCCTAGGTGTTTCCTTTGTTTATTCGTAGGACGCGATTTTGGAAGACATGGCGTTCTCTTAGAGTGAATCCATGTCTTACCATCGTGCGCGATCCATTTTAAATCGTATTTATCTATAACTTTTCTACACAAAACACACGGTAGTGATATTCCGTCACCGTAACTGGTTTCGCGGCGTATCACTAATGTTCCGCATTTCCTGTTAAGCCAGGATTTGAATTGGTGTGAACGGTACCCCCTTTTTAAAAAATCGTGTTTGAGATTCTTTATGAGTCTTCGTTCCGCGCAACACAAACAATCACTTTTTACTTCGTTTCTTAATTTGGTCGTATAAGTAACAACGGTTGTATAGGACATTGCATTGTTTTATACGAGCGAATTATTTTTAATATCGTTACAATTATTACAAAAGTTTCCGTAGTATACGAAAGAACAATGGTCACACTCGTTTAGAATACGAATGCGTTTTTTATCGAGATTGTTTTGTGTATACTTGACGAGATCGCGAATAGTATAGATACCATACATTACCATAGTTTCCAAGTTTGGAAATTTCATTGTATTTATAAAACGATTCGAAACTTTATACTATTTATTTATTTAACGAAAACATCCGAACAATTTTTTACACCCAGTACTTGTTTTTAACATGAGCGCAAAACTATCGATCATACCGGGTACCATAGACTTAAGAAGTGTTTCAAATTCACTATCGGTTTCGCCTTCGTCGATTTGTTCTATGATGGAAAAGATTAAATCCATTACAAGATCTTTTTTATCTGGACCAGATATATTTTTAAGGTTTTGTGCTTGAAGCATTAATGTAGAAACTAAAACACACACGTTTTCTTTCGTGATACGTTTACCCTTGTACCTTTCGACGATTTTTTTCATTTCTAACGCAACGTCTTTTGACTTTTTGGATTTGGAATCATAATTTGCGACGATTTTTTCAGGGGTTTGTAACATTTTATACTCTTATAAGAATTAATTTCTTTAATAATTATAATGGATACCGACGAAAGGATCGCCTTTATTGCCATACTTATTGGTTTGGTTCAAATGTTCATGCACGCCAAAGAACTTACAGAGAAAGAAGATATATCATACATGAGTACAGAATACGTTATAGCGGGTGTTGTTGCGAGTATATTTTGGATAGTGTATCAGTACAGAAAAGGCGCTAATTTTTCCGTGGCGTATTCTTTTGCTGGTTTACTTTTGAGCTTATATACGCTTAGAAGGTTATTAAAGGAAAAAAACATTGATAAACAAAAATGATTAACCGTTGCTTAAACTTAAAACTTCAATTTTCACCGATAAGACCTAAACACAAAAGGTTTAGACGTCCCGCAACAGGTTCAAATGAACCTCCACCACCCGGTCCTAATTTACCATTCATAGAAGCAGTGAACGGTAGAGCTGCAATGTACGGTTCTGTTTTTGGAGCAACAAACTGGTCGCTTACGGGTTTGAATGTTATAGAGCAAACACACTATTTACCGTTTTCTCTTTTAGGTTTATTTTCTACTTTGTTAGCGACGTACAGTGTAACAAAAGCGTTTACGACGTTAACAGAAGAGGAGTTTGAATCATTCGCCATGCGTAATGTAGGACGTGGTGCTATGGTCGCATTCACTGGTTTGACAGCTGCTGCTATCGCCAATGTGTGAGTTTTTAGCCACGTAGCTTATAAAATCAATCATTTTCATTTTTTCTTCTAACGAAAATGTTCCTGCTCTACGAATCACGTAGGCCAAGAGCATAAGTAAAAGGTAAATAGATTCGTGAATATCCATTATGGTGTTTTATTAACACCGACGGTGTTCGCTAGTCTTTTCTTAGATTTAAAAAACAGAAATGAACCCACAAGCAAGAGAAGTACCCACCCTACTATGGAAGCGATAGCAAAATCTTTATCGGACTTCTTAACTTGATCTTTGCACTCTTCCTGGTTCATTATATTCATAGCCATTGCCGACGAAGTGAGACCCAAGATTGCGTATACAATGGTAAAAGCACTACCTTCTCTTTGTACGATTTTAGAAATCAAGAAGGCAACTGGTATTGCAATAGCTATAGCCATGGTATGACTCATGAACATTTTAAGGTTCTTGAACTTTTGAGAATCTTGTATAGCTTCACACTTGTTAAACTTATCTATACCGAGTGCAGTTATAGCGGTATAAAACAAACCGAGAACAATGAGTACTAATATTTGTGGGTACCCTACTTCTAATTCGATTTTACCTTTTTGGATTTTGTTCGCCAAAGCTAACGTTTTTTGGGATATTGGAATAGGAGTAGCAACTGGAGCAGCCGACATTTATAGTGTACTGAGAAATTATTTTAAATCTTTGTTTACCATTTCTTTTATCATATCTTCGAGAGACGTAGACCTTGGGTTCCAGTTTAATTTTTTAACAGCTTTTGTTGGATCACCGAGTAGTTTATCAACTTCCGTCGGTCTAAAAAACTCTGGATCTACGCGAACAACGACTTTACCCGTTTTAGTATCTATACCAACTTCATCTACACCTTCACCTTCGAATTTCAAATCAATATCCACGTGTTTAAACGCTATACGTACGAAATCACGAACGGATGTCGTTTCACCGGTTGCTATGACATAATCTTCCGGTTCATCTTGTTGTAGTATTTTCCACATACACTCAACATAGTCTCTTGCATGACCCCAATCACGTGTTGCGTTTAAATTTCCTAGGTATAAACACTCTTGTTTTCCTAAACTTATGTTAGCGGCACCGAGCGTGATTTTCCTCGTGACGAAGTTTTCACCTCGTCTCGGTGATTCGTGGTTGAACATTATACCATTACACGCGTACATACCGTATATTTCCCTGTAGTTTACAATAGACCAGTACCCCATGAGTTTCGAAACACCATAAGGCGATCTCGGGTAGAACGGTGTGTTTTCATTTTGTGGTACTTCTCGAACTTTACCAAACAGTTCTGATGTAGAAGCTTGGTAAAGTTTACACGTTTTAATCTGACCCGATAATCGTATGGCTTCTAAAATTTTTAAAACACCTATACCGTCGACTTCCGATGTATATACAGGCATTTTAAACGATAAACCTACGTGTGATTGTGCTGCGAGATTATAAATTTCGTCTGGTTTTATAGCTTTTATTGTATCGGTGAGTGCGGGTAAATCTGTCATGTCACCGTAGTGCATGTGTAAATTTTTATGGTTTCTATATTTTGGATCAATGATATTGTTAATACGTGATTCTGTATATGAGGAACGTCTCTCTATACCGTGAACTTCATACCCTTTTTCGAGTAAAAATTCTGCTAAATACGAACCATCTTGTCCGGTAATACCTGTAATTAAAGCGATCATATATTAATTGGTGTTTAATTCTTTAATTAAAGAAATGTATATCTAAACATTATATTATAACGGAACCAGATTGGAATGGTAGGTCTTCTAATACAGATGGTATTGTTAATATAGGTGAAAATACAAAGATACGGGAGTTGGTTATTATAAATAAACCTACTGAAAATGAAACGTATATAGTAGAAGTGATATAGGTAAAGATGTATATCACGTTTATTATACTTTACAAGATGATAGGGATGATTACATGAAATACATGAATGAAAATGGTATACAAACCGGAATACATTACCCAATATCTTTACCTGAATTGGAATGTTTTAAACAGTATACTGGATGTAACATTTGCATAAATGCAAAAGATTTTTGTAAAAAATGTGTGAGTTTACCACTTTTTCCTTATATGACTGTAGACGAAATTGATTTTACATTAAAGTGTCATATAGATTATCACCTTCTGGAACTCTATAATCACCACTATCATAATCCCAGCGGTTATCTTGTTTTTCGATAGACTTAATATGCCAAATTGCAAATTGGGGATTAGCTTGTAATTGAACTATTTTGTCTGTACCAGTTATTACTTCATGTAATCCGTTAGTCCATTTTATATTTTCGTTATTTTTTAAAATACGTCCTTGATAATCTGGCCAATTTATCCAATCAAGTTCATTTGTTCTAAATTTACATTTTTCAAGCCATTCTTGTGTAAAACCTGGGTGAATATTTATTCTTGGTATCAGTATCAATTCGGCACCGGAATCGTTTATCATTTTTTTAAGGTTTGTGATAAGATTTTCTTTTGGCATTTCATCTGGATCTATTATAAATATATAGTCACCCGAACATTTTGTTAAATGAAAGTTCCTGTGTTCTGCAAAGTTACCATCAAAGTCTCTTTCACAAGTAACTATTTTATCACCAAAATACTTGATAACATTTTTAACGTTATCGGTGACGTGTGCAGTATCTATTAAAATATTAACTTCGTCTTCTTCGTCCTTAACTTTTAGTAAGAACGATACGAGTGAAAACAAATCACGAGATTCGTTACATACACAAATAGCGTAAGATAGTTTCATTTATAAAATGTAACGTGTATTCTTTAATATATATGTACCTAAACAATTTATAAACTTAAAGAAATTAATGTATTTTTTACTATAATGTCGCGTATATGTATTGTATTTGCTGGTAGAGAAGATAGAATGCAAATTTTAATGCATTATTTAAATAAGGCTCTAAAAGAAGAAAAGTTAGATGAAATACATCTTTGGAATTATTCAAGGAATGATTCCGATACTGCATGGGTAAACAGTCTGAAATCTGATAAAATAAAGATTTTTATTTCTGATGATAGAACAAAAATAGATTATGAAAATGGGGGTTCTTCTTGGAAAGTTGATAACTTTAGTTTGGTATGGAAAGAATATACAAAAGAAATATATAAGGATAGTCTATTTGTAAAAATGGACGACGATATAGTTTATGTAGACATAACTAAGTTCGATGAAATATTTGATTTTATAAAAAATAATAATACTTTATGGACTACTCCTATAATTGTTAATAACTCTTTAACCATAAATACAACAAATTTCATGGAAGTAATAAGAGCCGGTGACAAAATTGTAGATGTAATAACTGATCATAAAGCTGCCGAACTTATGCACGAATTATTTACAAATAATAAATTAACCAATACAATTTTTTCTCCAATTGTTGTTAAACAATATGAACCTAATTATCCTAGAGCTCCAAAAATCATTGCAGATGGTAAACTTTCATATGGTGGTGATCGTTTAGGATCGTGTTTTGGTGGTGAATATATGGGGTATATACAGATAAATACATTATTTTTTAATAAACATCTTATTGAGCATATAAAAGAAATATTTAAAACTCGTGATCATTTTATCGATGAAACAATGTTCAATTATCCGAATATAAGAGATTGTAAATATAAACCGTATATATACCCATGTATTATGTGTTCACATTTGTCATTTGGAGGTCAGGATAAGAAAATTGACAGTGAACGTATTTTATCTATGTATAAAAAAATAATATTTGAATAATCTATATATTTAATTACTAACTATTAATCTATTATCTGATACTGTCATATTTTGTAATTGTGATTTGAAAATAACAAGAAATCCTCTAAAACATTTTTCCCCGGGGGTAGAACATTTATCTAAGTGTACATGTGATATACCTCTTTGTTTACACTTTATTAAAATATTTTCTAAATTTGGAAACCTGGTTTCAGTCCTGTCGTGTATGGGAAAGTTTTCTTCACGAGAAACATCATGATAAATAAGAATTCCATTATTTGATAAAATACGATCGTATACATATTCAAACCATTTATCGGTATTCCAGTGATCTGCATCGGAAAAAATAAAATCAAATGATTTATTACACGAGAATACGAATTCTTTTTCGTCAGACTCGACGAGATCGATATATTCTTCCAGTTCATGAATATGTGTAGGTTTATTACCTTTCCAATCGATCCAATTATCAACCAATGTTATTTTTTTAAATTTTTCGTTTTTCTTTAGAGCTTTTATTAAAACAGCTGTTGTTTTACCGCTACCTACACCTAATTCCAAAACTGTATCCGGTTTATGACTCCTTACTAATCCGTATACGAGGTCTAAATGACAATCGTCCACAGCTACATTTAAAAATGGGTTACCGTCAGATGTTATAGTTTTAAAATCCATTTATTAAAAATATACTTATATCTTTAAGTTGAAAAAATAATATCCGAATAAATTATATGCTCGAAGAAGAATTAGAATATCTCGAAAAAATAGGTACCGAAATAGTGACTATAGAAGATATTTTAAAACACCGTAAAGGGTATAGCATGTATAAAAGGGTAAGTAAAGATAATTTAGCGTGGTATAAACATAATAAGGAGTTTATAAGTAAAATGCGCGCTTGGTTATCGAGTTATGAAACTGATAAGAAATACATAGAAAGTACTATTCAAGATATTCAGAAAATACTTAATACATCTTAAGAACTTCAGCAACTGCCGGGTGTCGCAAGATGTCATTATCGCTCATAGTGACATGTTCGATATATTTAAATTCTAGACCGTCTATGCGTTTTACTAAGTCGGCTAAACCGTTCCTGTAACCCAGGTCACTCTGTTTCAGGTCACCTGTGACGATAAGTTTAGAATTGTTACCAAGCCTTGTGAGTAACATTTTCATTTGGTTTGGTGTACTATTTTGCATTTCATCTGCAATTATAAATGAATCGTTAAACGTTCTACCACGCATGAAACCGAGTGGTTCTATGCGTACGTGTTGTTCGAGTTGGTTACGGGTAAGGTACTGTTCGAAGACGTCCATCATCGGTCTCGTCCACGGTTCCATTTTTCGTTCCATTTCCCCTGGAAGATATCCCATGTCTTCATCCGCTGCAACAATTGGTCGCGTGAGTATTAAGCGTTTTATTTGTTTTTCTTGGAGTTGTTCTGCCGCTAATTGACACGCGAACATGGTTTTACCGGAACCGGCTGGACCCGTCGCAACAATTATTGGTTTGTTTGATTGTAAAACTCTCATATACTGACACTGACCTGCTGTTTTTGGAAAATTCATGGATACTTAATATTACTTAAGGTTTTTTATGGTAGTATAATAAAATGGAATTTCACTTTATACACGTAACTCGTGGTGGGTACACCACTATGACGGATCCACACGGACGTCCACGTATACTCTGTTTTAGCGAAGCGCGTGTCGCTCGTAACTGTGTAAGGTACATATGTAGATACCGTTCGTCGTTTGGTGTATGGCCCGTTATGAATTTATCAAATCCGGTTGCAATGATTGATCCCGATAAAAATGCAAAAAGACGAACACCGCAGGAGATAAGTAATTACGTACACATCGAAGAAAAAACAAAGAGTGATCTTGATTTCATGTCCTTGGCAACCGGTGTTTCTTATTTTTACTGTTACGACTTTGAGTACAAAGACGATTTATTGAGAATAAGCGTACGTGGTCAGGAGATTGACGGTATTGCTGATCAGACGAGATACAAAGAAAGATTAAATTACAGGTTAAAGAATGTGTGAGATGTATATATATAATAATGTCATTCGTAAAAAAATTTGACCCGAAGAATGAAGAACACGTTTTATGGTTACAAAGAGTGGATGATTCTATGACGAAAGCAACTGATGGTAAAAAATACGGCGGTGAAGATTTTATGAAAGTTGTAAACGAGAACCCGTTTGGTATAAAAATGACAAACCCAATGCAATGGGCCGAATCCCATTTTCAATTATGTATGAAGTATTCACAGGCCGTCTTCAGAGGAGTAGCTTACATTCCTACTCAGGGGTCTTCCGATTAGAGTCGAAGACGAACGTGTTCTCGGATGAGTTTTACTTACGAGTCTTTGGTACTCTTTTAGCGTAAAATTTTGTGGATCGGCATTATCGTCCATTCGTATGAGTAGTATTCTTCCAAACACGAGCATGTTAGTGAACGGTCGAGGTAACCTGTTCGTGTTTAATTTTAGTTCAAATGGTGAATCTTTTTGTTCGCATTTGAGTATAACGACTTGTTCTTCGGACCATTGTCCGAGAAAACTCGCCTTACCCCTGAGTATTCTGTATATTTCGTTTTTTTCAGGTGATATGTCTACGTCTATTTCGTGCATATCGTTTCTCTTTTCGTTTATTAAAACAGCAAGAGTCATTTATTGTATACTCACAAATAAAAAAGTTGCTTTTAATAAATGAACCGAGCCATCACTGTACTGATCGCCCTATTTATAGTTTACCTGTTTCTCAGGGAAACTGAACTCTACACTAACCTCGTTTTAGATTCCGAATGGAAAGAAACGCGTAACAATTCTATTTTTAGAAGAACGTCTGATCCATTCAACGAGTGTTCCCCTGAATCTTTTTCGGAATGTAAAAAACCAGGAATGGAACACCTAAGTCGGTATTAAATTAAAATTAATAAAAGTAAATAATAATAATTAAACTAAGATGTTATCGAGAGAGTACGCAAAGGAAAAGTACGCCGAAATTTTAGGTCTACCGATAGAACACGCTATAGTTCAAAACTTGGAAAAGTGTACGTCTAATTGGGCTTATAATTATACTTTAGAGAGAGGTGATACACCCGCGTCGAATAATCGCGAACATGTTAGAAGGTATAAACAAAAGTTTTTGAGTATGATGTTTAATTTGAAAAATTCGCCTAATCTTAAGGATAGAGTTTTGAAAGGTGAACTTAAAACGTCTCAACTTATAAACTTATCTCCACAAGGTTTATGGCCCGGTGGACCTCACGCTAAAATGACTGAGAAAATAGCGGATAAAGAGATGTTAAAACAACACGCGTCTAATATTCTAAACGATCCCGAGTATAAGGGTCTTTTTAGGTGTAATAGATGCAAATCGTATAAGACGACGTATTACGAAATGCAAACACGTAGTGCAGATGAACCAATGACGGTGTTCATAACGTGTCATAACTGTAATTCTAGGTGGAAATCGTAATTTTTATGGAATACATGCTGTGTGTGAGATCAGTTTCCATATCACCTACGGATAATATATACCTAAGACCTGTTTTAACTTTGACGTTACCTTTATTTTGTGCTGGTGTGATGTAAAGTAGATCGTATGGTATACCATAAAGTTTGAGTTGGTTTTTGGTGAAAACTGCAGTCATTGGGAGAAGTGGTCTCGCGGTTATTATAACTATTTTGTACCCTAAACTTTTTGCATACTTTAAAAGTTTGATCATTTGAGTATTTGCCCTACCGTTCGTAAAAATAAGTGTATCGTCTATATCGAACATAACAGCATCTTTATCATCGATTTTTCTATTTTTAAGAATATCGTAGACCTGCATGTATTTAATATACTTTAAGAAATTAAACTTTAACCAAATAGATAAATAAAAAAATGGAAAAACAAATCGTCGACGTTGAATTCGAAGACGGTATGATGTGTATTGCAAAGATTATAAAAGACTTGGGAACCGAGTATGAGGTTTCTTTACTTGATTATATAGGCGACGGTATTTGGGATTTCGATAACGAATTGGAAACTATACCTAAAGATTCCATTTCTGGGTTTTACGATACGACGTGTTTGGAGGATACGGGTCTTTACGAAAAGTTAGTTACGGGTGGGTACGAACAGGTCGACGAATCCGATACCGAGTACGTTTTACCAAGCGACGAGGATGATGATTCTGGGTCAGATGTTAGTCTCGATGAAGAAATTTAATGTTAGTTAATAGTAAAAATGAAAAAGAATACAAACTATATACTTCCGGTATCGGTTTTTACGCTCGTCATACTTTACACGTTTATGTATGAACCAAAGAAAAAGAGTGAAGGGTACTGTGGCATGTGCGGTAAATAATAAAATATTAGTAATTATCAGAGTAAACATGGGTACGTCATCTAAAAAAGCAGCGAACACGATTAGAGAGGCTGCAAAAAAAAGACTCAACTCACCGGTAAAATTTTTTAATTTCCAGGCGTGGATAGAGGGAAGAACCCCCATTAAACAAAAAAATAAGAATAAGAGTAATAATACTAAGGTAAACGAAAAAGAAAAACCAAAAACTAAGAAAAGATTATTTAAAAAAAAGTAAAAAAGTCACCTATAATATAAACCCGTAAAATTTATATTATTGGTATATATAAACGATATGAGTTCTAATAATATAAATAAACTTGCTCATGAAATTATAAAATTTGATCGGAAGTTAACTAATCTTAAAAATAAAATCTTTGAAGAGAAAGACCCTAATAAAAAAGAAAAATTACGTAAACAGGGTGTGAAAATTCGTCAAGAAGCTTTAACAAAACATGCGAAACTTAAGGAACTTACAGCATTTAACACACCAGTTACATCAGAAATAATAGATCCACAGAAAAGAAAAATAATGGAACAAAATAAAATACATGGAAACAGTAATATAAATTTACAAAAAGTTAGGTCTAAGTCTAATAAAATAAAATTAAGCAGGTTAGAGAGTATAAAAGTAGATGCTTTCAGGAATAAAAAGATTAAACTATCAAATTTACACGAAATAATAAAAAATGTATTACCAAATGCTGAAATACCTTTCAAAAAAAGTAATGACTATATAAATTTAAATAAAGTTTCACAAATGTCCATAGGTAAACATTTAAATGCTTTTTATCATAACAAAGAAAGAAATTCAAAAAGGTACATGGAAGACGTTTTAAACTATACCACACAACTTGTTTATAACCAAAATCCAGAACATATAAAAAGATCTGTACCTTTATCACCGAGTAGAGGTTCAGTTAAGATTAAGAAAAAAAGTACTACAGTATTAAATAAATTATTAAAAATAAAAGCTGGAAAAGAATATATTAAAATGCAAACTCTGGCTAACATAGCAAATCAATTGTATCAGGTACCAGGGAACGCAGGGATGGTACCAAATAAGTATCACAGAAAAGATTTAAGGGTCAACGTAGGACCTTTAAGAAATTCAGTCATAAAATACTTAAATCTTAGAAAATACCCCTCGGTACGTGTTCAAGAAGGAAGAATATTACACAATAACATAATGAAATTACTTTCGAATCAAGGTAACATACAACCACCCAAAGAAAATGTTACAACACCACAATCTCGAAAAAGATTTAAATCACCCACGCGTATAATGGAAACTCTTAAAAACTCACCAAAACTTAAAAGAAGAAGAAAATAAATAATTACTATAAAATTTTAAAACACTTTTTATTACTACACATTCTGTTCTATAGTAATAAAAAATGATCATTTCAAAACGGTTCCCATAACGCGTTCGCTAGGTATATATTTACCAGGTCTAAGAACAGATGGTGGGTGTAACATATCAAACTCTTCAGTCGCGTCTTTACCCGCGAACAAAAGAATAGCCTGTTTACCCCCTGGATGGTCCTTTAAAAATTCGGTTAAATCGTAAACTTTATCGTGAATGATTACCCAACAGTCCTTCTCGGTATTATGTTTATAAACTTCGTGAGGATATATTTTAGGGTTAATGTGGTCGTTTATGTTTTGTATTCTATTCATATTATTACCATTTTTTATTTTTACCTTTATGTTTGTCTATTTTTATCGCATACTTAGAATTCTTATTAAACTCGACGTAATCAACTTCACCGTCGGGTGCAAATATCTTTTCGAGGAAACCCCTCATAGTGAAATCATCTGCATTAACCGACGTACGTTTTTTTGTTTTCGTCTTATTCGTACTTTTCTTACAAGTGGTCACTACTACTAATCTTGTTTGAGGCACTACCGCGAACATCTTATCTAATATCGCTATTATTTTCTTTCATTTCTAAAATCGCATCGCGTTCGCATTTGAGTTCGTGTATGATTTCAAAAAGGGCTTTCTGTTCGCGTCCTTCGGACCGTGTACAGTGTGAACTGATTCGGTATATCTTAGCATCGAGTTCTTGAACTCTCCTGGAGTTGGCGTTAGTTCTAGGTTCTGAAGTGGCAATAGATGAGAGAAAAGGCGTTCTCAACATACTATAACATGGTAAAAAAACTTTATTTATTTTTTTTATTTTTAGGTGGTGGAGAAGGTTTTTTATTTTTAGGTGGTGGAGGAGGTTTGACGTTTTTAAAAAACTCTTTACTAAGTCTATTATATTCTTTTTTATCTTTAGGATCTACACCCCTCTTTTCTCTCTCATTACGTTGCATTTTAGATCCGAGTTTAGATATTTTGTTTAAGAGCTTTTTAATGTTTGAATTCATTATTATACTTTTATATTATATTTTATATTTTTATTTCTTTTTAGTTTCGAAATCCTCATAAATAGAGCGTACATAAAGTTTCGTGCACGCTGTAGTTATAAGAGTTAGTGAAGTTACGTATATATAAGGGAAAGCATTCTTTATCATTTTTATAGTACATCATTTTAATTAAACAAAAAAAACTATACCACCGTCGTCGTTTGGTAAATTTACTCTTGATTAGAAACTATATCGTGGAAATATTCACAAAAATTCTTAATTTTAGGAAACGTGTCTGAACGCCACTTATTTTCGTCACGCTTTATCATGTACCCCATTCTAGAATCGTTATACTGTTCGATGAGTTCACACCTGTCCACGTTCAACATCTCCATATAAGCTTGACACTGTACCTCTTCGTAATCCCTGACTTCCCTGAACAAACGTCTAGATCGATTTTTTATCTCCACGATGGTTTTCGTTCCGTCATCGTTCTCACGCATACGGTCTATTCGACCCACGATTTCGTAATCCGTACCCTCGATAGTACAAACCTTATACGTATAAAAATTTTCGTCGATCAATAAATCGTCGTAATTATTTGCCGTAGTTTCCTCGTGTCGCGTCCCGTGGTTAGTAAACAGGGTTTTGCGTAAGTGTTCGGTCGCAATCTTTTTATCTTCACCTCTCAAATTAGAGTATAAATCCAACTGATTAGATACCGCTTTCAGTTTACGCTCGACATCCGTAGAATTGAACGATTTATAGCTTTCGGTATCCTTTAAAAGCGTCATTGCAAAATCGCACTTCTCGATAGTTTCAATCGCCAATTGTTCCTTCGTTTTACCTTTAAACGTTTCGGGGAAATACTTGTTCCATAAATTATCAATAATCTCCTTTGGTTTTTTATACTGATTTTTACCAACAATAGACGCAATATCGGAAGCTTTTAAAACAACTCGGTTTACACCCACGTTCTTAAACGCTCTTTTGTTATCGCGAAGGCGTGGGTACACTTCTCCACACGCACGAGCATCGTTTAGTGCATCGTGTGCACCATCAAAGTCTCTTCCGAAAACGTTATTAAACACCGTTATAAGTTTGTGATTGTGTAAAGTCGGGAAAACTCGACGCGCGAGATCCAAAGTACACGTAAACGTAACGTCCTTAAACGGTTCAATACTTAAACCCCTTCGGTAACACTCCGAAAAAAAGACGTTCTCGTCAAAAAACGAATTGTGTGCAACCAGAAGCTTCGTATCACGAACAGCCTCCTTGAACGATTCGTAAAGGTACTCGAAAGGTTGTCCCTTCTCCAAAGCGTGTTCGTGTGTGACACCGTGAACGTGTGTCGCGGTAACCTCGTACGTGTCCGGGTACGAAATCGCGTGGTACGATCCCAACTCTTTACCGGTATAGTCATACTTAACAAAAGCTAAAGTGACTATCCTACACTTATTGAACTTATCTATATTTTCGGGTGTCGCTCTTTCCCCGTACTTCGTGGTCGGAAGACCAGTCGTCTCGGTGTCCCAAGCGATATAATTCATTAACCAAACTTAAAACAGATTCTTTAACTATGATGATATAAAATCAACTTTCGTATAGTGTATATTCTATCGAAACTTGAGTTACTTAGGTTTATTTTTATGCTCATTTCTTAAAATTATCTAAAAAACGTCTCGCTATCATCATCCATCCTATGCTTAAAAAAACAATCTCACCGTCAGTATTCATTACTTTTATACTTTATTATTTTTCGAAAGTATCGAGTGCGTCGTGGTAATTTTGTAATTCCTCGGGATTATTCTTACAATTCAAATCACAAGATGCAATCATACCATACACAACACTCCCATCAACAATTTCCTCCTCGACGAGAATGTCTTTAAGGTGTTCGAGTTTTACCCTGTACTTTTTGAGATACTCGAGAACCTCTTTGTAACAATCACGCACTAAACACACGACCTCGGTATCTATTCTGTTCTTCATATCACTAGAAAGAGAATTCGGATCGGCGTTAAGTTTACCCAAAGTACTACCCATACCGTACGTTACGATCATTTCGCGCGCTATTTGGTACGTTTGTTGGAAATCACTCGATGCACCCGTCGTCACTCTATCTTTACCGTAAACTATCTCTTCCGCGGCGTGACCCCCTAAAGCCACTTTTATTTGAGATAACAAGTACTCTTTGGTAAACATACCTATATCGTCCGTCGACGGTTGGAAAAAGGTAACACCACCCGCATCCCCTCTCGGTATTATACTCACCTTTCTAACCTCATCGTATTCGGGCATAAGTACACCAATTATGGCGTGTCCTGCCTCGTGGTAAGCGACACGCGCCTTACGCGCGCCTGAAACGCTTCTACCACCCTTTGCACCCACAACAATTCTCTGGTACACGTCCTCTATTATTTCTGGTGTTATTATACCATTTTCACACTCACGAACCGCGCGTATAGCACACTCGTTCATGAGGTTTGCTAAGTCTGCACCCGAGAACCCCGTGGTTTGTCTCGCGACGTCTATGAGTTTAACTTCACCACTCAACAACTTATCTTTAGTGTGTACTTCGAGTATCTTTTCCCGTCCGTGAACGTCGGGTAAAGAAACTTGGATTTTTCTATCGAAACGACCCGGTCGAAGTAAAGCTTCGTCGAGAATATCGACGCGGTTTGTTGCCGCTATGACAACAATTTGTGATTCGTTATCGAACCCATCCATTTCCGTAAGAAGTTGGTTTATAGTTTGTTCTCGTTCATCGTTCGACGCAAACCCGTTCATACTTCGTTTTTTACCAATAGCATCAATTTCGTCAATAAACACAATACACGGTTGGTTTTGTCTCGCCATTTCAAATATGTCACGAACGCGTTTCGCACCAACACCTACAAACATTTCGACGAACGACGATCCCGAACACTGAATGAACGGAACCGAAGATTCACCGGCAATGGCTCGCGCGAGAAGTGTTTTGCCTGTTCCCGGTTTACCCGTCAAAAGTGCACCTTTGGGAATCTTAGCACCCGTACCAAAAAACTTCTCCGGTTTTCTGAGAAAATCAACGATTTCCTCGAGCTCATCCTTTGCACTATCTATACCCTGAACGTCTTCGAAACGAGTCTTTATTTCACTTTCTACGTCTATTTCCTTTTTCATCATATCAAAAGGGGCACCGCCCTGTACCTGACTGAACATTCTAAAAATAGCCACAAAAAACAGTATCGTGAAAAACATTGAAAAGAAATCAAGAGCACTTGGTGGTGATGCGACATGTTCTATTTCAAAGTTTGCTTTACTGTCTATCAAAGTTTTCCAAAACTCGTTCGAAGGAACGTACTCAGAAACACTCAATGTTCCATCCTGTTCTATAAAGTATACGGTGTTCGTTTCCGGTCTAACTTTTATATCAAGTATCTCGTTTTTCTTAACACCGCGAACAAATTGACTGAACAGTTTAGGTTCATATTGAGGTTTCTTTTCAATTTTTATGGGGGGAGCGCTGAATAGTTTGGCATGAGCGTTAAGACTAGCCATTATAATTACATACAATAATAAAATGACGAAAAATTCGCGATCTTTTACGTGGTGAAACCACAATTTACGTAGTTTTTTAAACTTTTTCTTGAGGATCTTTTTTACCTTCCTCCATTTCATATTACAACATATTAATGTACACTCCTTATACCAGTTAAACACGCGTAAACCTCGCAAACTTTAATTTATCACCTGCATAATACTTTTTGTAAGATTTGATAATACTTGGGTCTTTATATTCATCGGGCATACACTCGGGTATATGCGTAAGTTCACTTTTAACGTCTTCGGTAGCGTAATACGCTTTCTCACTCTCACGAAGTTCGAAGTGTTTCGGTCTATTTTTATAAAGCCAAAGTGCGTGTTTAGCACACGCGTGCATTTTACCGAACCTTTTGTTATACTCGAGTGCTAAAGCCATTGCAATTTCACCCGCAAAAAGATAGTTTTCGAGACTTGAAGATATCCACATCGTCATGGGGTGTCCTTTGTGTGCAGGTTTATAACCACGCGACGTTTTGTTTTTGTTAAAGGGGGCGTGTTCTGAAACGTAATCAGTTTCATTCGAAAAAAACCATGCCGTATACATCATTTGGCATATCTCTAAAAGAATCTTGATTACATGTTGATCGCAATACATATAAGCAAGTTCCTCTGGGTTCATAGAAAGGAAAAATATGTTCATTTTGTTTACTTGTTTTTTTATTAAAAAAGGTTCTACTTAAGTTAATCATCACCATCGGAAATGTACTCTTCAACGTCACCCACAATTTCCTGATCGTCTTCATCTATCTCTACATCCATACCACCATCATCCTCGTCATCTTCCTCGTTATCATCCTCGTTATCATCCTCGTCATCTTCAATTTCATCCTTTTCGATTTCTTCTTCCTTCTCCATTTTCTTAACTTTCTTCACCGTTCCCTTTTTACGTGATGACGAACTCACGGAAGGTGCATCTAAAATCTTTTCCAACTTTTTCCATTTAAGCTTTATGAGTTCCTGTCTTTTTTTGTGTTTATTTGCAACTGTCTCTATGTATTCCGAAGAACATCCCATGGATTTTAAAGTACTCAGAACGGCTTTTATCGGTGGTACCTTGTACTTACTATAATACTTTTCGTTTAGAATAGCCATTTGTGGTAAAATCTTAACACGCACTTTACCATTCTTCAAAACGGTAACGTCCACCTTTATCTTATCCAAATATTCCACGTAATCCTCACTTTTTTTACACGAATTCTCGTAAGGAGGCATTTCCTCGACGTTCGGTCTTTTAAAAGGAACGCCATAATACTCGTAATTCTTTTTCAGTAAGTTCACGTAACTCTCGGCATTCTGAACGTAAAATTTCTCGCGTTCAGGTGGTTTTGTATTTGTTCCATTAATTATTGTATGAATTAATGAACCAGGAATAAGTTTAGAACGTGCCATGTTTTGACGTTCCAAGTACTTTTCACGAATGTTTGCGCGGCGAATAGAAGATGAAGTTTCCATTTTTTTTTAGTATATTAATTTACTTGAATTTTATTACAACTTAGGTCTAATTCACACTCTAAAATATGGTGCGCCTGGAAATTTTGTAGCGATTCGTACGGACCCCAAAGTTCGATAACCTTTCGTTCCTTATCGTACCACATGTACGATAAATCGAGGTACCGCGTGAGCCAATAAAACTTTTTACCGTTCTTACCAATAAACTTGAACATTTCGTCTTCGTCATACATCGACACGTCCATTTGACTGTAGTGCGCTACTGGTGGGTTGTAAGGAGCCATTTTCTTTCTTACACTTACTTAGAATCTCCTGTTTAAGTCTGATATGTTTTTGTGTGTACTGTCCTTTTTTAGCTTTCTTATCACCCCTTGTTACGCGCTTCTTAAAGAGATCTTTCATTATACTACTTCTTTTTACTTTTTTTTTAAATGTATAATATAAGAAAATGACAAGTACGAACGAGTTTATTCGAAAAAGATTCATGTCTTTGTTTAATGATAAAAATAAGAAGAATACGAATACGAATTTTGAAAAGTCTGGTATGTGTATACAAACTCAGGGCGGTAAATACAAAAAGACAAAATCTTCATCACAACTTACGAAACTATTGAAAAACCGAAAGGTATATATAAATAAAATAGAACTAAAACTAAAAAGCAAATCGGAAAGTGCGCTTAATAAAATGGATAAAAACAATTGGAGAACGGTTTTAAAAAATTTTAAGAAAAAAAGTGATAGTATGAGTAATAGCGAACTTCGAAAACTGTCTAATAGTAATACAAACGAAATTGCAAAACAGATTGAAAAAAATGTTTAATTATAATAAGAAATGAATGAAATAAGACGTTCAATATCTAGAGGACGTTCTGATTTGGTAAATGATATTATTACTGGTAGAGTTCCTAGGACAATCAGAAGACTAGATTTATACGGTCTTCGTCATTCTACTTACGGTATAGATAGTAACAATAAACAGAACAAAGTTAGTAATACCATAAAACCTGATACTGATGAAACGGTTATAATAACAAATGATGTTATGAATGTTATCACACACGAAAAAATGAATCCTGGTATTGGAATACGATTTGGTCAGCGCGTGCCTCGATACATGTCATTGGAAACTTTTGAACAGGAACTTAAGAGTCGTAGGACAACAAATATGCGTACTTATCGTAATACTATACCCCGTGTAATCAATGCTCCGAAACCGGCTCCTATTTTTAAACACCCCCTGACTCGCCAACCTGTTATAAGAAGACATATCCAATTTATAAGGTTTGAAAATCCAAAGTCACCGAAGTCACCAAAACGACTCGTCAGTAAAAATGCGCCAAAATCACCTGAAAAAAGACGCAAGAGTGTGAATAAAAAATAGATTTAGATTTAAATGTTTGCTAATAGTATAATATATCCAGCATGTCCAGTAACAAAAGTTTAGGTAATCTCAAAAAATCTTTAAAAGAGGTTAAGAGTGCAATAAATAAAAATATTAGGGAACAGGCTCGTAAAGATCCAAGTGTAACTCCCACTATAAATAGAAATTTAAAGAAACGTTATGATGATTTAAATAAAGCTATTGAGAATAAGAAGAAGAAAAATAAGAAAATTTATGATAATTTAGTTAAAGTTCTTCCTGCTCATTCTCCTAGACCTAGACGTGTGACGTTTAATTCGCCATCTAATAATAGAGGCCTTAAGCCTATGAATATTAATAATATTATTAACAGTATCGAAAAAATTGAGATTTCACCTAGTGTAGGATCTACTTATACTGAACCTGAAAGAAACAAAAGGATTCGTGAAAATGTAAACAAGTACCTTAGAAATAAACAAAAAGAAGGTACACCTAAGAATTTGAAGAATGCATATTCTAGAATGGAACAACTTTACAAACGTCGTAAGATGTACGATAAAAAACACTTTAATGAGATGAAAAAAAGTATTGAAGAAAACATTCGTAAAATTGGGGAAAGGCGTCTTGCCAACCAAGCTCATGAATTGCGTGGTGTTGGTAGACGTTTTGTTGCTAACATAGATCCGAAAAAATTAAATTATAGTAAAAAGAAAAGTAAATCTAAAACACCTAACACACAGGGAAGTGTTACTAGAAAATAAAAATATATAATAATTATATAATAATAGATGTCTAATCAAAAATTAAATGTGGTTAGTCTTAGAAAAATGAGAAATGAACTTATGGAAAATTTCAAAAAAAATCCTAGTGATAATCTTGCTAAAAAATTATACGCATATGGATATGTCTTAGAATCAATTAAAAATAAAAATAATCAAAGTGAAAATAATAATCGTAAAATGAACCAAATATGGCAAATGACAAAAGGTACAAACCGCTGGCCTGGTTATCACGTAATTGAATTTTTAAGAGAAGTTGAAATTAAAAAACAAAATTTAAAAAATGCAAAAGAAAAGCTAAACAAACTCCGAAAACGACAAAACGCGACTAAAAACGAAATATTAAAAGCTGAAGAAAATGTTAATATGCTAGAAAACAAATATAGATCTCAGGAAAAACACGAAATGATGTATGCTAACATTTCGCATAAAAATTTACCGAGAGCGGTAGTTAAACCCAAAAGATTAAATTCATTATTTAATTCTAACCTTAAAAAAACAATTGATAATACTATGAAAGGTCGAACGTCTAAAAGTGTAAGGAAGCTTAAGCGTAATGTTAATAAAGGTATGTCTGAACCTGACGTTAAGAAAAAACTTGCGGACCTAAATAAACGAGTTAAATATAAAAAAGGTGGTGGTAAAAAAATGTAGTGTTATAGTATAATATGAATAATACAATTTTACTTAGTTTGGCTGTTGTTTTTACACTCGTTATATTGTATAACGTTACGCAGGACAATTACAAAAAATCGTGTGGGTGTGGTAAGTAAGTGAGTGAACAATCTTTATAACTTTTATTTACAGTATAAATAAACTATTGTAAATAAAAATTATCAATTTTAAAATGTAAAAATGTAAATATTTTTAAATAAACCCAGTTTTTTCTCTTTCTTCTGGTGTTTTTATGGCGTACAATAAGGTCAAAAACGTGAGGGTTGATACTAGTGCATATTCGATATCCCTTGTAGCGGCAAACGCTATTAACATTATAGATACAAACCGGAAAGTTTTGTTATTGAACATTTTTTCGAGATTTTTTGGTATTTTAATCGCGTTACCTGAAAACAAACCCTGATACATGATTATGAGCGTAAACAAAATTGGTTGAGATGTAATAATGGTTTCGGCTCTACTACTTACTGGACCTAGGAAACTGTTTATTCCTTTCATAATATAATATTTGCCAATATTTTTTTATTATAAGGGTAGTACCGGTAATAAATAGACATTAAACAATAGTGTGATTTTGTCTCACATTTTTTAGTGTTACGAAAAGGGGTATTTCGTCCTTGTAATATTTAAAATTATTTTTTTTAGTAGCCTTTTGGGTCGTGAACACTAAAAAAATAGTATACTATAATATAAAGAATGAGTAAGAAACCAGCAATTATTGGTTTAGGTATATTTGTGGTATTAGTGATTATTGCACTGATTATATATTTGTTTACCAGGCCAAGTAAAACAGACGAAACAGAAGAAACTGGAGACCTTCCAACTGTTAAAGATGCGGGTATAGAATTAGTTTTAAACCCAGCCGACGCCGCTGATAAAGTTGAAGAATATAGTATATTTACAACAGAGTACGCGTTCGGTGAAACGACGGCTAAGAATATAGATATTAAACTTACATGGACGAACGGTCCAACTTTTGCATCTGTTAATTCACTTGTTTTTGTTCATAAAGCAAAAGGAAATAAGGTTCGTGAAGATGTAAAAACAACTGATAACATTGATTCAAATGCAACAAACGAGTTAATATTTAAGGGAGCAGACCTGACGAGCGAAGATATTGTTGGTGATAATACTATAGAAATGTACTATACTACTCACGATAGTAATGACCCTATTAAATTAACTACAGTTTCTTTCAAAATTGAACAAAAACATTTGGATACAACTTTAAATTTAGAAAAGGCTACTCCCATTACAATAGAAGTATCGCTTTCATCTTCAGGAGCTTCAGGTGCTGTAACAGCTACATACACGAAATATCGTATATCTCCTTTTTTTACAGACCTTGTGCATATCAGAAAAACCAGTGCTAATGATCAAGGTTTCCATGTAATCAAGGGTGATCAAAAACAGACTATTGACGACGTTGATACATTTTATATAGTAAAAGCACTTGGTAAAAACTTCATATCAAAAGATGCATCTGGTAATAATATATTAAACGGGGATACTAAAAAGTTTGTAAGTAAAAATGATATATTTGGTGACAGTACTCTTATGAATTCGTCAGCTATTACTTTAGAGGAAGTTAAATCAGTGGATTCGTGTGAACCTTTAGAATTTATTTTAGTTAGACGTGAACAAGAAGATGAAAAATATTTTTCTTATACAAATTATGGTTCGTTTGATGGGTCCGGTTTTTCAAAAGATATTAACAAAGCTTCAACATTAAAACTTATTGTATCGGAAGTCAATGGAAAAGTGTATTATGAATTTAAAATAAAACACGAAAAAAACAGATGGATATCATACGACAGTTGGCATAAAAAATTTAAACATTACTCAGGGCGTCAACGGGTGGTTTTAGATTCTTGGAAAAATAGGTTTAAATCGGTCGAAAATGATCATTCATTAAAATGTATTAAAACTGAAAAACTTACAAAACTTTCAGAAATAGAATCATTACTTGAAAGTATTAAAGAAATCCGTAACGAGTAATCGTATGACTTCACCCATTAATTTAACCCCCCACCAATAAACTTATGTGCACTCGCATAACTTTATTGACTTTTCTCTACCTTTTGTAATTATGGCATGACTTTTGTGTAATGTGTATGACTTCGTGTAATGTGTATGACTTCGTGTAATGTGTATGACTTCGTGTAATGTCTATGACTTTGTGTATGGTATGACTCTGCCTAGGTATGGCCGCGAACCTCTATGATTTTGGTTAGACTTTGTGCATGGTATGACTTTGCCTAGGTATGGCCGCGAACCTCTATGATTTTGGTTAGACTTTGTGCATTTATGGTACATAAACTTACAGAATTTAACGGGTTGTGGTATGACTTTGCCTAGGTATGGCCGCGAACGCTA